CGCGTCTTGTAGCCCTTGATGGTGGGCATCGCGTTCTGGGCATCGAGGATGATCCCCGGGGTCGTCAGGTTGGAATCCGGCGCGAAGTCGTAAAAGGGGACCTCCTGCCCGCTGCCGAGCTTTCGTATCGGCATTACCAGTCACTCGGCGGGATTCCGGCCCGCACGTCCCTCTGGGTGCCCTGCTGTTGGAGGTCCAAGAATTCCTGATTCGCAAGATCGAAACAGAGTTGCGCCATCTGCTGGTCGCCGATGACCGCCTCGTTGATGCGACCTTCCGCGTAGTGCCGCACCATGGCTTCCGCCTGCGTCGTCCAGACGTTCGTGTCGCTGGAGTTCTGCGCGATGGGCGGTGCAGAGCGGTAGCTGAAAGTGATCGGGTACTGACCCACCGGGTACGGCCAGACGTAAAGCTTGCCGTGGTAGTACGCGTACATCGACGGGTAGGTCGTGGGCGGGGTCGGCCGGATGACGTCGAGATTGCGCAGTCTGGCGTACGACTCCGGGGCCAGTTCGACCCGCAGGTTCCGCGCCCATGTGATTTCCACCCGCGTGAAGGCGATGAGGTCGATGGGCAAGTCGAACTCGTTGGTATTGTAGACGGTGCTCAGCTGCGGGTTGGATCTGAACCCGCCGATGATCAGGCCATTGTTGATCCACATGACCCCCGTCGGTGGCCCGCCATTGTCGATGATGGTCCCCGGCGTCCCGACCGGTGGCGGTGGAATAGGGGGCACCCCACCAGCCGGGGCCGGGGGTACAACGAACGGTATATTTACGACCGACTGGAAGTTGGGTACGTTCGCCGGGTCGGTCAGACCCGCGTTGGCGGCAACAAAGTTCCACACCGCGCCGGTCGGATCGGTGTACTGGATGGTGGTCCCGCGCGTGGTCTGAACAGCGGCCTGCCAGACCAGCGGATCGGCATTATCGGCGGAGGTGAAAAAGAACGGCTTGCGCTGCCAGAACCTCATGCTGTCTTGGAGGTAGTTGGCAACCACGCCCTGCAAGTTGGGGCGATTTATGTCATCCAGAGTGCGCTGCTGGAGCGCTCCGTAGGTTCTCTGGTCGACTTGGGTGTTAGGCCACTGTTGCGGAGGCATTTAATCGATACCTCCGCTGATGCTCGTTGTGACAATGCTTGCAGCGCCGCCTGTGCGGGCTAGAGGGAGGAGGCGGATAAATATTATCGCCTTCAAGCAGGTGCCCCCGCGTGCAGCGTGTCTGGCGCGCTCGCTGCGCGCACAGGCTGTTGCCGCGCAGGGTGTTTTCGCGGTGCGTAACCACCTGCATGTGGTTGGGGTTCACGCAGAGAGTTTGCTTGCAGAGATGATCGATGAAGAACCCCACAGGAATCGGACCAAATACCAGTTCGTAGAAGGCGCGATGTGCGTAGACCTTCCGTCCGTTCTGCCACATACGACCATAAGGAGCCGCGACAGAGGGTTGGTTGGTCGGCCCGGTCCATATCCAGCAGGTGCGCACACATCGGTCATATCAAAAAATCGGGCGGATGCCGCCTGAAAGGAGTTAACAGGCTTGCCACACCCGCCCGCGCCGCACTACTTTTTGCCGCCGCCCTCGCAGGTTGGGCTGAACCCATAAGGATTCGGCTCGCCAGCGGCTGGCCCTCCGAAAATTCCGTAACCATCGCGGACGTTCGGCGACTCCACTAGGGATGCGTCACTCTGCGAGAGATGCAGGGAATGCACTTCCTCGAACGAACCGTAGAGTCCGCCGCCCGAGATATCGGGGTCTTCGGGTCCGGGACCACCGTTGGTCCCGTTATAGGAGTTGGGGTACAACACTCCGCCGTTTTTCTTGTCGGCCATTACTTCTTCCTCACGTTGATGGTTTCGAAATGATGGCGCTGTTCCTGCGCCAGCGTTCGCGCCTGCTCGTTCCAGCCCTGCACCGCATAGTCGATGTCGTCGTCGGCGCTCTGCAGGTGACCGCTTCCCGGCTGGCCAAAACCCGGATAGAAGGCGTCAACCACGCCCTCGATCTGCGGAACCTCGGGGTCTCCGTCGGCCCAGTCGGTCGATGGCAGCGTCTCGTCGTTGACCCGCTTGCGCACGCCGTCATCGGCGGGCTTCGGCTTGGCCATCGCGCGGCCGGTGTTCGGGACCTTCATCGGCTAATCCCTGTTGATCTCGAAGCCGAAATAGACGACCACTGCGGTACCGCCCACGTTTGCGCCTGCCCCGGCGGCGGCTCTCAGGAAGAGCAGGTTGGGTGCGACGTAGTTCACCGCGCTGCCCATCGAAGCGCGGGCTGCGGTCACGCTCGTGATGACTGCACCCGCCCGGAAGCCGGTGACCGCAGAGAAGAAGGTCGTCGGTGTCGGCGTGGTCGAGTCGAGGAACGACATGGTAAGTGTCGCGCCGGAGTCGAGTGCGGGTGAGTCGAACCAGTACGAGAAAATGTGCGCCGCACTTCCCGCCCCTATGTAAAAGAGCGGGAAGGTGTCGTTGAGCGCGATCTGCGCGCTGGCCGGGATGACGATGGAGCCCTGCACGGGTCTGGCGGTTCCCGGCATTACGCTGGGGTTCGCCTGCCCGCCACCGGCAATGATTAGATTCGAGTTCCAAGTTGCCACGTCACCCTCCTACTGCGCGTTGGTCGCTGCCGACCCGAGCGGGTCAATGTCGAGGCCGTAGGTGTCAACCGCCATCACGGCGAAGTCCTGCGCGTTGAACTGGACCTTGACCATGCCCCAGATGCACGAGACGCCGATCCCGATTTGTCTTCCGAAATCGCGCAACTCCTCGAGCCAGCGGAATTTCTGCGCCTCGCCCTGTCCTCTGCCGAATGCCAGTACTGCCGCCTGTGCGCCAAGAAACAGCGCGCGCTTGGTATTAGCTACTGCGGCACCGGCATTACTCACTGCGTTAGTTACGCGTGAGTTTTCATGCATGAGAACCCCGTGGTACATTCCCAAACTGTTCCACCACACAGGGTTATCGCCGATATCACCACCAGTCATCGCAGCTTTCTCTAGATCGAGCCACTGCCCCGTGCTGGTGTTTTGCCGCATGTCGGTGGTCTGCGATGGATGCATGACCCCGACGTACAAATCTCTGCCGTTTACTTTGATGGGACGAATGCCATTGGTGAGGCTCTTGGCGGTCCTCACCGCAGTGTCCCAGAAGGTCAATTGGAATGTGTTGGCAGTGCCCAGAGTCGCCGCATCGGTTATGCCCGTGGGGAAGATCTGCTTGGTGGTGGTCAGCGGTGCCTGCAGCCCGGTGTATCTTGGATCAGTTTGCGGCGTGTACGATCCAAGTTGATTGGCCCCGGCGTGATCACAGCGGGCGGCGTACCAATCGGCCAACCGCGATCGCCCGGTCTTTCTGCGATCGAACAAGACACGCTGGTTCGAGATTGGCCCCATCAACAGAATCGCGTGACACAACTCGTTGATGATGAGTGCGTCCGCGTAAGTGTTGGGGGCTTCCTCGCTGCCGGTCAGCGCGCTCAGCCCCATGACGCCTGCCCCGGTCAGCAGCGTGCTTTCACCGAAAGTCACGCTGTCGCCAGCATGCTTCTCCAACTCGTCGCGGACCATGACCGCTGACGTGTCTTCTTTACTGGAGATTCTGAGGAAAAAACTCCATTGCGCGAACTGGACCATCATCTGCTTGGCCCAGATTTTCACGGTCAATGGATCTGTGGTCTGGTACGTCCATTCCGCCACGGGCGTAACTCCATGTGAGCAAGTGGTAACCGGAGGAGTTGCGGCGGAATCCTCCGGGGTTAAACCCTAACGAGGCGGCGAAGCCTCGCACATAGACCTGTGTATGTCCCTGTTGGTTTAACGCCCGTAGGGTAATGTCCCGCGCCCTGAACGGCGGCTGGAGGGCGCGGTCAAGCTGCTTTAACGTCTGCTGCAGCCCACGGAGACGACGAGCCTCCGATGCGGAGGGAGATACGCCTTTTTGTAGACGTCGTCAATACGCGTTGGGGTCGTCCGGGTCGGGGATGATCTTCGACATCTTCTGTCGCCGGATTTCAGCCGCTGCCCGGTCTCTCCGGGCGAGATTCGGTCCCGGTGCCGACAGCACATCCCACATGTACTGGAGCTTGCCCTTGGGGCGCGGTGGTCCCGCCTTCGGGCCTCCCTGTCCTTCCTTCGAGGGTGGTCGCAGCTTGCCGGTTCTTGGGTCTGCGATTAACTCGCTGAAGTTCTCAGGGATGTCGTCACCCCCGCCACGCGGGTTGGCCCGCCTTCCGTTAGCCATTAGAAAGGCATCCCCCCGCGCGGCTTTGCGCTACGCCCGCCGTGCTTGGGCGGGAAGTGGTGCTTCTTGTGCTTGGGCTTCGCGTGCGGCGGCAAGCCCTTGGCCGGAGTAGCCGCGAACTCGCGCAGCTTGTCCGGGGGAAGCCCGGTGTCGGTCGCTTCACCTGCCCGCGCTCGTGCTAGTTCTGCCCCAAAAAATCCCTGTTGAGCCTTCGATTTTGCTGGCACTGTCGCCTCCTACGCACTCAAATCCGTGAGATCGATTTGCCCCACCCGGCGCTCGAAGAGCTTGCCGCTGCGGGGGTCCTGAATCATGTCGATGTACTGGTCCTCGGGCATGTTCGCGACGAACGCCTTGAATTCGGCGTTGTTCATGGTCTGCCACGAGAGGTTGCCGTTCATTTCGCCGGACTGCACCCGGCCCAGTCCCTGAACCGCCTGCCCGCGCTCCAGTTGCTCAAGCCGTTGGTTGCCGGACGGCAAGAGTTGCGGTGCCGCTGCGCGGCGCACCTGCCCGTTGGCCTGTCCCTGCTGTGCGGCCCACTGCCGGTAACCCCAACTGTCGGAGAGCCGGACTACTCCTTCGGCGACGGGAATTCCCAGTTCACGCAGCCGGTTGAGAAGAACGAGTTCTTCGCGGGCTGTAATGTCTTGGGCCACTTCAGGGGAGAACAACTGGACCTGACGCCCGTCAGGGAGTTGAAAAACCGATGACCACCAAGCAGTGCGTGCCGCGCGAGCATAATCGACTCGCGTGTCATAGTCAGCGAATCGGGCTCGCGCCTGTGGCACCTGAAAAGCGAGCCAACTCTGCATCTCATTGTTTGCGTTAACCGCCTGTTGCTGCTGGCCCCACTGGCCCAGCTGCTGCTGCATTTGCTGGACGGCGTACTCCGCGCGGATGGCGCGTTGCTCGGCGTCCCACGCCCGCGCGCCGCCGGGGTCGAGTTCCGGGTCCGGGCGCTGCTTGGCCAATTCCTGCTGCGCGCGGATCGCCTGCTGGCGCTCGACCGCTTCCTGCGCCTGTCTCTGGCGCGCCTCCAGCTGTTCCCAGCGATCGCGGTAGATTTGTGCTTCCTGCGCGCGCTGTTCGGCCAGACGGAGCCGCTCGTTAAGCTGCTCCATCCGCTCGATGGGAACGGTCTCTTCTTTGTGCTTTGCGGCCTTGGGCTGGGAGGACGGAAGTTCGGGTAATTGCGCTTCGGGTTCTTCCGCCTCTACCGGTTCGGGTGCGGGTTCGCCGGTTTCTTCGGCTTTTAACTCCGCATCCTCTTCCGGCGTCATCTCGACGTCTTCAGCCATCGACTCAGCGACTGCTGCTTGTTTCTTCGCCATGATTGGCTCCCCTTAGACTTCCCCACTCTAAGTTTAATTTGCGGCCATCCTGAATTGTGTCCATCAAGCGGCGCAAAGACGCCGCGTCGAATTCGATCTCATCGCCTTTGACGGACTCGGCTGCTTCAAGAGCTTGCTGGACGGCGTCGGCGAGGTCGTCGCTGAATCCGCAGGCTGCGCCGACTTCGCGGATCTCGCTGGGCGAAACCGCGTAGTCGACCCCGTTAAGCTTGCAATGACCGTGGAGGCGGACCCGCTCAGGCACCCCCACAGTCACGGCGAGCGGATGTTCCGCCCCTGCCTCCGACCTCAGCACGAGTTCGACAGCGTAGTTGGCGACGTAATCCGCCTCGACCGGGGTTCCGTGCGCGCAGCCATCCATCATCTCGCCCCAATTATGGGTGAGATAACTGTGAACTGACGATGGTGGTTCCGGAAACCGGCACGAGAGGTCAATTACATAGCTGCTGCCGTCATCGCACTCGCGAGTCTCGGTTGAAAGTGGACCGCGATATTCGTATTTGCTGAGGACGCCGGATAACCGTCCCAGCACACTTCGCATACGCTCAGGGACATTTAGCGTGGTGCCGAGATACCCGGCGTCCTTGTCTTCATATCCCCACAGCATCCGCCGGGGGAAGCGCCCATCGCACACCCACGCGGGGTCCGCGCCCACTTCGGCGCAGAGGCCGCTCTCGATGGGCGGCTCTACGATGAACTCTGCAATGTCAGCGTAGGGGCCTAGCCCGAGTTCCCACTCGGCTAATTTTCTCTTCGATTGCGGATAGGTGCGGTGATGGTAGGTCTCGACGTTGCCCCGGAAAAAAGAGAACTTGATCCACAGGTCTTCCTGCCGCTGGAGCAGCTTGCGCAGCGTGTCGAGGCCGCGAATCAGGAACCCGTCAGCGTAATCCAGATTCGCATCCCGAAGCTCCCGCTTCAGGAGCCATCGGTCTCGTTCCAAGACGGAAGCACGGGCAGACCCAAAGACCGGCATGCCGCGTTCCCGAAGGTATGACTGCAGACCAGACTGGCCAACGTCAGAAAAAACGCACAGATCAGCCCGATCGAGAGCATCAAAGAAATCATCAACACGCTCGATGCCATCCAGACCGGTCCCGGGGATATAGTCTTTGGCAACGCTGAAACCGCGTTCCCACGGCGAGAAATAAAGGACATTGGCGAACTCCTCCACCACGCTCTCGGCCACATGCGTGTAGCTGGCGCTGGCGTCCCAGAAGAGCACAGTCTTGCGGCTTACATCCATCGACTAAAGCGCCGGGTGCGGGTCCGCGTTCCCGGGTGCCCAGCCGCACTTGGGACAGGTGGTCGAGAGATTGATCGGCGCACATGCCTTGGGGTCCGGCTCCGGTAGTGGGGGAGGCGCTGGCGGGGCCGGTGTGCCTTCGACGGGCACCGCGATATTCTCGGGCATGATGTTGACGGGGTGGGGCTCCGGCATGCCCCATTCCCAGTTGCAATTACTACAGCTGCTATCGGCGGGTACCGTGATGCAGTCCGTCACATCGTAAGTCCCCGCCTTCTTGAGCTTGGTGGGCGGAGCGCTCTCCTCCTCGGCAGGGGGCTCCTCTGCGGGCGGCTCCTCGACCGGGGGCGGCTCTTCGGGGGTCGGTTCGCTCACCGGGGGTTGCCGTTCTTCATTCTCCATCGTCGTCATCCTCTTCTTGGTCGGAGTCTTTTTCTGGGGTACCGCTTTGTGAGTCGGATGTTTGATAACCTTGGCCATCTTCGTAAGCCTGCCTAAGTATGCTCGCGGCAACGATCAGGGACTCATCGTATGAGCGCCCGAGCAATTTGCCGTGGTTCAGTTCCAGCCCCACCCTCCACATGACGTCCTCGCTCTTGAGTTTCATCAACCATGGAGCGTTACGCTCCAGCCATTCGAACAGTTTGATGTCGAGTTCAGTTTGTTTTTGCAACGCGCTTTACCACGTCCTCTAATTTGATGATCCAGTGCATGGCGAAGACTTTCTGGTCTTCGGTCACCGGGATGTCTTGGCTGACTAACAGCGGTCCCATCAGGTCGCCCAGCAATGAGCGGGCGGTGTCGATCTCTTCGTGGTCCCAGTCCTTGACCAGCAGCAGCGCGCGCTTCGCGGTCTCGAACATCGGCAGACCGGTGACCTTGTCGTAGACCGTCTCGTCGCCGATTGTCTTGAAGTGCGAGATGCTCGCGTGCCAGATGGCGGGCGTGCAGAAGGTCTCCAGCACCAGCCTGAGATTCCAGTCAGGCTCGGATGGCGGCAGGTGAATCTCGAAGTCCTCGCAAGTGACCATCCCCTCGTCGTAACAGGGATTCTTGGCCGCGATGAACCGCTGCTTGATGCAGCGCTTCTTCCACAGGTCGTAGTCCTGTTTATCGAGAAAGTTTTGCACCTATCTCTCCCCGGGCCGCTTCCTTCTCGGTGGTGGCGCTGCCTTTCGGGCCGGAGCCGCAGCACGCTGCGCCGGTCTCTGTGGTGCGGCTCTCTGCTGAGGTGGCGGCACGTTGCTCGCCAGACCGCCGAGGAAAGGATTACCGCTCGGGGCAGTTTGTGCTGGTGGTGCGGGCGCGGGCGGAGGAGCCTGCTGCGGCGGAGGTGGTGCCGGACTGGGTCCCGGAGGAGCGCCTTGGCCTCCGCCAGTCGGGGGCATGTTCATGTTGGGCAGTTGCGGCATCATGCCCATGCCTCCACCCAGCGGCATGAACGGCATTCCCATCCCGCCACCCATTCCCGGCATTTGCAGGTTGCTAAACATGCTTCCGCCACCCGGCATCGGAGGCGGTGCCATCCCCGGTCCCATCACCGGCATCTGCGCGCCTTGCCATCCGCCCGCAGGCATTGGTCCACCTTGCGGCATTGGACCTCCCTGTCCTCCCGGTCCGAATTGCGGAGCGGGACCGGTTGTCGAACCACCGCTCATCAATCGCGCGATGGCTGAGGGGTCCATGCTGGTGCTGGGAGGCACACCCGGCTGTCCGCCGCCTTGTGGCTGCTGGGCCATCCACGCGTTCATGTCCTGCCCCGGTCCCCCCGGCCCATAGGACGGAGGTGGCATTCCCTGTCCGCCCGTCCCCTGTGGCATTGGCTGCGGAGCCATCCCCGCTGGCTGTCCCATCCACCTCGGCGGCATTTGCGCTCCCGTGGTCATCCCGCCGCCTCCAAAGCCGCCCTGCCCGCCGCCCATCTGTTGCTGTTGCCCCTGCTGTCCGCCCATCAGAATTCATCCTTCGGCCAGAAAGCCCGCGTGATCTCCCTCGGCTCGTCCGAGAAAGGGTTGTAGGTCCGCCGTGCGTTCTTCTTGTTGCGTGCGCCGATGAGTTCCCAGTTGCGAGACCGCAGGAAGTAGTCGCACTCCTCGCAAAGGTCTTCGAGTTTCGGGTTGCAGGTCCAGATAGCTCGCTTGCAGTTCACGCACTCGATGCGCGCCGTGATGACATTCGACCCGCCGTTACGCGCTGACTTCACCACCTGAAAGGGAAGGTTGTTCCACTCCCAGCCGGTGAAGTCGTGGGTCCGGAGCGTCTCGTCGGTCCACACCTCAGGCGGCGTCTCCGGTTGCGCCGGGACCGGTTCAGGCGGCGCTGCCACTTCCGGGGCCGGAGGAGGGTCCTCGGGAAGGCTTTCCAATTCGACCAAGTCGGACGAGATTTCCTCCGGAGGCGGGTTTTTCGGCCTCGGCGGGCTGCACGCCTCCCTTTCCTGTGGACTGAGCTTCGCTATCTTCATGGTAACTCCCCATGAACACTTCCATTTCTGTAGGTGTAATGACGCCTTTGACTAACAATTGACGGGCGTAGCTGGTCTCGAAACTGGTTTCGTCGAGATCGAATTTCTCGACGATGGTGCCGACTACGATGACCGCTTTGCGGCGGGCGAGAGGATTGAGCCAGCCCCGTAACAGCGCGTGCAACAGCAGGGCTTCCTCCTGCGTTATCCCGAGCTTGATAGCGATGCTGGCCCAGAGCCTGATCATTCGTCGAGCACCGGGTTATGCGGCGGTTCGCCGTTGTTAAAAGGACCCTTGAGCAGGTCGGCGGCTGATTGTCCGGGTGGCGGAGGGGGCGGCGCGGGTGGAGCTTGGATGATGGTCTTCTGTGCTTTGGCCGCGTTCGGGTTCTGCGGCCGCTGGAAGTTGGTTCCGGTGTTGCCGTGGAACAGGTCGTTGGCGACGGCTTCTTCCTGCTTCTCACGCATGCGCGCCTGCCCGTGCGCACGGCAGTAGAGCTTGAGCGTGCCGTTGCCCATCGGCTCGCTGAAGGCCGCTTCCTGTCCACACACTGCGCAGGGGCGTTGAACCGCTGTCAGAGGCGGCGCAGGAGCGGCGCGGTCCTGCACAACCACCGTATTGGGGGGAATCTGCGATGATTGTGCCGCCACCGGCTGCGCCGCCACGGTCGGCGATTGCGTGGTGACCTTGACGACCTTGAAGCCCGCCGCATTGAGCAGGTCGAGAATCGTCTCCAGCCTCTCCAGCACCATCTCTCCGACCGCCAGCTTCTTGGTTTCGATCTCGATAAGCCTGCTGGTATCGCGCGTGCGCTTTTCGATTTCGGCCTTGAGTTTCTTGCCGTTGGTTTCCATCACACCTTAGGCACCACCAGACCAGAGAGTTGTTGGGTGGCGAGTTTCTCAGCCAGATCCGCAGCCATTCGCGAGGTATTGCGGAGTAGCTCCAGTCCACCCTCGTAGACCCGGATGGTCATCTCGGCCACTTCGCGTGGTCCCTGCGCGAATTGCGCAATGCACACCAGCTTCGCTTCGCAAATCTGGCCATCCCCGGTCAGGTTGAATACCCGCCCGAGCCAGTTGAGAGGAACGCCTACTTGTGGTTGGTTGCCGTCGTTCATTGTACCGGTCCTTGTTCAGGTGGCCGCTGCGGCGGCGGCTGCATCATCTGCTGCATCGACATCTGTTGCTCGTGCTGCTGCGCCTGCGCTTCGCGGGCCGCGTTCACCCGGTCCATCAAAGCTTGGTGTGCGTGCTCGGTACGCCGATGAGCATGCTCGGCGCGTTTGGAGATCACGTCAGCTGCGTGTTCCGCCACGCCCATCCGCATGTCGTGCTGCATCTTCTGCGCTTCCATGATGGTGCGCTGGGTCTCTGCGCCCATCTTCTGAATCTTGGCCTGCGTGAACGCCGGGTCTTCCTTCGGCCCGGGCGGCTTGCCCTGACCCTTGGGCGGAGGCGGCGGCGTGTTCGCAACCGCCTGCTGAATTTCCTGCACCAGCTGGGTCGGGAAGTGCGAGAACTTCATCCCCTTCAGCAGGATCTGCTGGCCCGCCGGGAGCTTGAGCAGCGGCTGAGCAATTTGTAGCAAATCCTGCCAGACCTGTTCCTTTAGGTTGGGGTTATAGCGGACGGACTGGTCGACGACCATCTCGTAGTGCATCGGGAGGTCGGATTTGAGGAGCGGAATGGACTGGGAGTTGAAATTCCCGCCGATATTTATGAACTGCCCGTGCGACCAGTACTCGCGGATGAACTCCAACTCGGTGGCAGCAACATCCTTCTTGTACGCGCTGATGTTGTCCCAGAGCCAACCAAGGATCGCCAGCCCTCCCTGCAATCGGCGATCGATGGCTGGTCCGGTTTGCTGCTGGGTTGCGGTGCCGACCATCTCATCCGAGACTCCGCTGATGCGAGTCATGGAGTTCTTGCTCTCCTGAAAGAGCATGGTCGGGAACTGGCTGACCTGCTTCGCCTCGCGCGGCATGATGTCGCGCTGCAAGTCCGCATCGCGGTTCGCTTCGACCCACGCGTCAGGTTGCGCCCACTGGTTCTTCGCCATCTGGCTGTCGGCGAACGTGCCAGTCTTGAAAATGATCCCGCCTTTCGCGTTGGTTATATATTCAACGACCAGCGCGCTGATCGACTTGTTCATGGTCGACTGCGGGTCCTTGAGACCACGAACCACGCCGTAGAGGACTTTCTGATCGCTGTCCCACTGGCCGGTGATGACTTTGTGGGTGAAATCTCCGGGCAGCACGACCGGGTCTTCGAGCACCACTCCGATGGCGACGTAGACCTGCTTGTACACGCCGCGCAGCTGGCGCACCGCCTTGGGTGGCGGCGTCCCGCCGATCTTCGACTTGGTCTTCATCGCGTCCCACTGCTCTTGGGTGAGCGAGATGAGACCGTCGGGATTGTTGGGGTCCGCGATGCGCCACACCGGCACTTTATCCAGCCACTGGTACTGGATGACCGGGATGTTGGCGACCGCTGCGGTCGGTTGCAGTTCCAGCGCCGGGTTCGCCTTCTCGTTCTGCAGGCTGTAGTACGGAGTGACCATCTCGTACTTCTCGACGCTGTCCTCCGAGTAGTAAATTGCCGCCTGATCGATGATGTTGAGCTTCCCCGGCCAGCGCTTCTCGAAGTCCTTGCGCGAGTAGTTCTTGATGCGCGCGTCCCACTTGCGATCGGAGAGGTTCTTGGCGCGGGCTTTCTGGTCCCAGACGTACTCCATGTTGTCGAAGTGGTACTTGAAGACGATGCCGTCTTCCTCGGTGTCGTAGTTCATGCAGATGTCCACGACCCCAAGCCCGGTGACCAGCGCATCCTTGATGGCGAGCGAATCCTCAATCTCGCCGTCGTTCATGTCCTCCACAGTGGCGACTGATTCGGTGGCGAGATCCCCGGCCGCGTCGTGCATGACGTCGGAGTCCAGCGGGCGCGAGACAAACCGGACCTCGCCCCGGTTCATGCGCTCGATGCCGCTGATCGCGTCGACCTTGTTGCCGATTTCATTGAAGGTAAGCGCGGGGCGGCGCAATTGCTCCATCCGCATCTTGTCGATGTCCGGCCACTGGTGGCCCAAGTAGTAGCGGGTGTCTTCGCGCGCGGCCGCGCGCCATTTGTTCACCCCGCCCATCGCACCGTTGACGTCGCGCATGACCTTGTCGGCAAGGTCCTGCATCTCCTCGGTGTCGTTGACCGCGAACGCGAGCTTGGAGGACGGGGTGTCGCGCCCCGCGTCGGTCAACTCTTGCAGGAAATTATCAGCCGCCATTGCGCGGTGTCCTCATGTACATCTGGATGTCGTCGATGATCTTTTGCTGCTCCGGGTTCATGTTGTAGCGATCGACCGCACCCTTCCCCTCCATCTGCTGGAACAGCGGAGCGAACATGCGCCCGCGTATGAATTCCGGGACGTAGACCCGGCTCATGTACGCATCGAAGTCGCCCTGCGGACCGAACCGCTTGCTGTCGAGGTCATAGACCATGCGGGCGCGCTGCAACTGGTCGGAGTTGGACATGATCGAATTCTTCAGCTGCGCAGTCATGTGCTGGTACTGGGGGTCGTCGACCTGCAAGCCGTGGAGCGATTCAAGGGCGACCAGTTCCGGCCACGATGACGGCGTGTCGTAGTACTTGGACTGGCCCATCTCCACGTTGTACTGGCCCGGGGTCGGATGCGCGGCCGAGAGCATGTCTTCGCCGCTCTTCGGGAAGGTCTCGCTGTAGCCAAGGCGCAGCGGGTTGTAGGTCAACGCGATTGGCACCTTGGCCCCGGGATAGCGGCGTTGGAACTCGTTCACCGCTTCCTGATACGGGTCGACCGCGCTGTATTGCGGCCCCACTGTGCGTTCCCCACCCATCATCCGACTGCCTCTTCCGGTGCCCCGCCGAGCGAGGTTCGCAGCTTTGCCATCAGCACACGCCGCTGCTCCGGCGGCAGGTTCTGGCCCTCGTTCTGGAGCTTCTGCGCCAGAGCCGGGAGCGCTACTGCTTTCTCGTCTTCCCCGCCCCTGCTGAAGGCTTCGAACGCGTCGTCGAGCGACATCGCCTCGAAGATGTCCCCCGCGTTAGTCGGGGTGCTGTCGAGCATCTTGCGGACCTCGCCGGTCGAGAGACGGCCAGCGCTCAGAGCGCGGTGGATGTTCGGAACCTTTCCCGACGCGATCTGCATGTTCAGGTCTTGGATGTTCTCGACGTGGGCCACGTCCTGCTTGCCACGATCGGTGGCAATGGCCTCGGCGGTCTTGCGCTCGATGGCCTGCGACATCGGCCCCGGACCCTCCTTCTTGGGCTTTTCCTCCCCGCGCATCTCTTCCGGGGACTTGATGATGTCCATGTGGATTTTGGGTTCGCTGGGACTTTGAAACGCACTGGGTCCCGTGATTGCGGCGCGCATTATTTCGGCTCTAATCACCGCGTCGGCAATGCGATCGAGACTTCCGGGTTTGCCGGGATTGATGAGTGCGTTGTAGAGCTTCAGCGCTTCCTCCGGGTCCTTGTAGGCGTTCTTCCACGCGTTGGCGAGTTGCTCCCGGACGACGATGGCCCCGTAGGCGGCTGCGCCGATTTCAGCAAACCTCGGGGATGCGCCCATCGGGATGCTGATGCCGGTAATCATCAGGTAGCGCTGCCCCCACCGATTCCAGCGCCTATAGAACGCCGTGGGCTTGTCGTAGCCCTGAATGGCCGCAACTCCTGCCATCTGCTGGTTCTCAGCGGACGCCGCCTTCTCCATCAACTCCAGCGCTTTCTTGGCACGTTGCTCCGGTGGCGTGGCGGCGATCTGCCTGCGAATATCCGCACCGACCACGCCCATATGCTGGGAGTCGCGGTCTGCTTCTTTCAGGACCTGACTGTCAAAGTTGTCCTGCATACGCTGCTTGGCAGCAGCAATTGCGGCATCGTAGCGCACCTTCGAGTTGGGTGAGTTTCGGAACAGGCGCGCGAGATTCTTCTCCGCCTCCGCCTCGTAAACCAGCGATTCCGGCTTGGACAGCACGGTGTTGCCGAACAGCTTGCGTAGCGACTGGGCATCCTCGGGTTTGAGGTTCTTGAACTGCTCGGAGCGGCTGTAGTCGGAGAAATACTGTGCAATGCGCCCCTTGGTCTCCTTGTCGGGGGCCATGTTGATGATGTCGAGCATGCGCTCGGGGTCGTCGAACGCGTGAGCGTAGGCATCGGCCGGACGCGCGGCCTGCCGGACCTTGCGCTCAAACTCGAACGGGAAGTGCTTGCGATGATCCCAGTACTGCCGGTTCAACGCCTTGAGTTCCGGCGAGTCGAGATTCGCCAGCGAGGCGTCAATTCCGTCGGACACGATGTCGAGCGCAGTCTTGTCGATGGGCGAGGTTGCCGCGCGGGACATCGCCTTGGCTTCCTGCTGGAGCTTGAGCAGTTCGCCTACCGTGCGCGTTTCAACATCGGCGTGCTCTGACGCCCACTTCTCCTTGGCCTGCTTGAGTACCTGTTCGCGCAGTCTCGGGTTGGTCCTCGCCGCTTCCGCGATCCCCTTCGGTTCAGTAATCGTCTTGAGCAGCTGGTCATCGTCGGGCATCACGTTCTGCGTGCCCTTGGCCTGCGCGATGAACGACCTCACCTTGGGTGAAGGATTCCGGTTGGCGGGATTCCAAGTACTCTCTTCTTGGAAGATCTGTTCTTGCAGCGCGCTGTCGTCTGCCGGGTCACCCACATGCTTGCGCAGCAGGCGATCCCGCTTTACGCCCCACTTGGTCCGGAAGTCCTTGGCTCCGCCCAAGATGTCGGTCTCGAATTGCTGGCCGCGCTCTTCGCGGGCGGGACCCGCTGGTAGCACTTCCTGCCCGCCCGGGGGCTTGAGCTTCCCCGAGATGGTTTCCTCGCGGGCCTCCTGCTGCGCGGTCTTAAGTGCTTTTTCCCGTTCCTTCTCGTAGGTGGCCTCAACGTCGGCCTTGGCCTGCGCCTTGACTTGGGCCATGCGCTCGGCAGCTTTGGTGCCTTCAGCGACCTGCTTCTCGCGTGCCTCCATCGCCGCGCGCTCCAGCGCGGGCATGTCGGTCAGCATCCGTAGTCCGCCACGCGCCAGCCCCGGGGCTGCACCACCAACCAGTCCGGCTCCCTGCCGCAGGAGCCACGCGCCCTGCTTGCCGAACGCGCCGTACGGCTCCATCTTCTTGGCGAGTGGTTCGACCGCCTTGGTTGCCGCCCCGAGACCAAGCCAACTCGCGCCTTCTTCAAGTGCTCTGGTTACGCCAGCTTTTACGCCTCCCTCCAGTCCGCCTATCACGCCTCCCGTGCCCATCATGGCCGCTGTCATGACCGGGTCGACGGTCGGTTCTTGCAGCGCTTCTTCCTGTGCGCGCTCGGGATCGTAGGGTTGGGTGAAGGGTCCGACCACCTGCGGCTTGCCGCCGGGGCCAGCCGTGATCCCCATCTTCGGCTTGTCGAAGGGCTGTGTAGCAGGCGTAGCGGCTGTGGGCTTATCTACCCACTTTCCACGCTTCGGTGGCTGTGGCGCGCCCGGTGTCTGGACCACCTTGGTTTTCAGTTCCGGGCTGTCGTCGTCACGGTCTACCCACGGCACGACTTACTCCTCCCTGTACTCCTGATATTTCCCGGTCTTGGGGTTGTAGACCGAACCATCCGGCTCAATGGTGAGACCTTGTTTCTTGGCGTCCTCAATCTTTTTGCGCGACCACGGCCCCTCGGGGAGGTTTCGACCGGTCATCGCATTCTTTCCTGACCTGACCGCGAATTCCCCGAGACTTGGCCGGGTCCAATATGTCCACGGTGCTCCGATAGTTACTGGATATTGCAAGTAGTAATCGGCGATGAGCTTGTTCTGGGCTTCGATGTCCTCCTTGGCAGTCGGCGTCTCCAGCATCTTGTCGGAGAGCTTGACCCAGTTCGGATGCTCCGGTCCCGGCTTTTCACCTTGGCGGATCGGTCCACGATCGCTCGGATTGCTCGGATCGCCCCAAGTCTCGAATGGCTTGGATTCGGCAGCGGCAAGCTCCGGAAAGTCGGCGAGCTTGCGCTCCTCCGGCGGCAGCGACATGTAGTCCTTCTGCTTCTGGACTTTGCGTTGCGCCTCCGCGATGTCGCCCCCCATCGTCCCCTTCTCCAGCTTGATGTCGAGGCCCCTCTTCTCGCTTTCGAGACCCTTGTTCTTGTTGTCCAGAATCGCGGCTTCCAAGGCGACCGGGTCCATCTTCACGGTCTGGTACTGCTTTTCCAGATCGTCGGCCCCGATAACGGCGCTCACGTTGTTCTCGATCGACTTGGCCAGCAGCGCCGCCGTGTGATCGCCCGGGTGCAGCTGCATGAAGATGTCGCCTTGGTTCTTGTTCTGCAGCACGTTCTGCTGCATGGTCAGGCTCTTGACCGCGAAATCCGTCATCCCGTACGCGGCGAAATCTGCAATATCTCCCTTCCCGGAGTGAATCCGCGCGAGCGACTGCTGCTTGCTCAGTTCGGCCTGATTCGCAAGTTGCGCTTTCTGGATTTCGAGCGCGCTCTTCTCGGCTTCGCCCTGAGCCTTTTCTGCTTCTCCAAAGCCGGTAAGCGCTCCCAGTCCGGCGTTGGCGATTAGTGCGCCGCGCCCCTGATAGCGCGGGGTGCGAATTGCATTGAGGTAGCCGGTGAGCAGGCCCATCACGAGCGGGTTATTGAGAAACCCCATTACCCCGCCCTGTGTCGCACCGGGCTGGTTGGGTGCCGCAGGCATCTGTGGAACCTGCGCTTGGGCCGAGCCGGGAGCGGTCATTTGGATGGGGTAAATGCCCTGCGCGTTGGTCGGAACTCCCGGGGTCGGCGGCGTTTGCGGCGCGGGCGAGGGAGGGAGTTGCGCAGGGGTTTGCCCACCCAGACTGAACTTGCCCGGATTCTGCCCCGACTGCTTGATCTTGTCGACGTACTGGCCGAGCAGGAAATCAGTGTCGCCGTCAGCCATTTCTTCCTCCCAGCAACCGGAGCAGGGCGAGTTGCTGCATCATGTCGCCGCCTCCCGGCATGGTGGTCTTGCCACCCGGCTGCGGAACCGTCGACACGGCCGGACTGAATTTCGAGACCTCCGGACCCGGAGGAGCGGGGGACTTGGGCGGCATCCCCGGTGGCGGGGGTGGAGGTGGCGCATTGGCTGCGCCGCCAAGAGCCCCCATCGCGCCCTGCGCCAGCGCTCCGCCTCCGGGACTCTTGAGAAAATCCATGATCCCGCCACCCCCGGCCCCGGCCCCGAATTGGCCTCCGGGAGCTTCAGCTGCGGAGAGACCCTGAGCACCCTGCTGGATGAGTTTGAGATCCTCTGGCCCGAGCGCCTGCCCTGCCGGAAACCCCGGCATTCCGCCGCCGGGAGCAATCGAACCCTTGTAGGGAATATTGGACCCCAGCCCCCCTAATGTTGCGGCCGATGTATCGGCAGGGCCGAGCATTCCACCCAACGGCCCCAGCCCGCCGAATCCCTCGCCGAGACCGCCGACGGCTCCGCCGATGGCTTCACCCATCGCGCCACCCTTCGTACCGCCTGCGCCGGTCCCGGCCAACTGGCCGACACCCGCCGTCATCATCGGGATGGCAATCCCCTGCGCGCCGGGGACGAACATCAGGCCCGCACCGAGCGCCGTTTGCAGACCACCGCTCACATAGTTGGTTGTCTTGCTTCCGCCCATCAGAAGTCTCCCTGCTGGCGCTTGCGGGCCATTTGCTTGACCGCCGCCTTGGCTTCCGGCGTGCTGCTCTGCATCATCGGAGCCTCCCCAACCGACCATGGATCGGTAGCCCGGATACGAATCTGGTTTTCAGGGTCCCAGTAAATTTTCACGTTGTGCGGGGCACCGCCCGAGCGCATCCCACCCGTGTGCTCAACCCCGTCGTAGCCCAAGCTCTGCGCCATTCCGACTGCTTCCTGCATCCGGCTTTCGGCTTCCTGATCCCCGAACACGCTCTCCATGTTGCCCATGCTGTAGAGGCTCTCGACGTAGGTCTCCTCGGGCTTCGTGTACGGATCGTGGAAGAATTTCCACCAGTTGGAGTCGTGGCGAATGAGCGCGGATTCCAGTTCCCGGGGAACCTCGTCCTCGATGTGCAGGAACCGCATGTTGGGCTTGGTCTCGTAGACCCGGTAGACCGGGCCGGTGGCGTACCCGCCCTCAAATCGGCGAGCCACGGGATTCCATACACCACCGCGCTGTTGGGCGTACCCGCTCGCCACGTCAAAATCGTCGGTCGTATAGAAGCCGGGACCATGCATGCTGTAGAGATTCGACTGGCCCTCCATCGCATGGCTCATCTCCATGATCGGATTCGCCGTCCCGTGGTAGCGCGGGACCTGCGATTCCATCGTGCCCAGTGAGCTAGTGCCGTACATCAGCTTGCCCGTCTCCGGGGTACCCGGTCGCGGGTCGTAGAGCGTCATCGGTTGGGTTTCCGACGACTGCAGTTTTTGGAGCAATCGTTGGTATGCAGCGGGCTGTCGCGCTTCAAGGGGCTGTGTCTGCCCCGGGATCACCGGTCGCTCAAGCTCGGTGGTCTCCGCGCCCGTGTAGAACTCGCCGTTGGATTTGACGAACCCGCGTTGCCCCTGCACCAGTTCCTGCTGCATCGATGCCGCGATATCCGGGCTACCCGGGAAAGCCTTGTGGTGGGCTTTTTCCATGCGGGCCAGCAGGTCATCGTAGGATTCAGTTTCGTAAGCCTTGATGACATCTCCGCGCGTGGTCCGGATGGCGAACCGGTCGTCGCCGGGAGGGAATATTCCGCGTGGTTGGCGTCCGTAAAGCTCGGACACGGTCTGATATTGCGAATAACCGCCCCCCGGCATCGGCATGGTCATCGCCGGGTCGCCTTGGGGATTAAACTGGAGAGGCGGGCGCTTCGGGAACGCCTCGGTTGCTGCACCGGAGACCAACTCGCCGGTCTGGGCCGCACTCTCGACGCCGGTCATCGCTTCTTCCGCCGTACCCAGTCCCTTGATCGCCGACATCCCGCCTCCCAGTCCTGCGGTTGCCATGAGTGGTGCTATGGTCGCTACCGCTTGGGTGGCCTTTGGCCCCCACTTGGGTCCGAAACTGCGGGCATACCCGGGACCCAAATCACGTTGCGCGAGTTCCCCCGCGATGCTCGGGGTTTGCAGGCTCTCCTGCTCGGCCGCGAGATTCGCCGCCGCCTTTCTTGGATCGAGCGGCTTCAAACCACCACTCAATTGAGTGGCGTAGCTCCTCGGCAGGAACCGGCGTAACGGATCTTCCGGGATCGCGTTCGGGTCGACCTGCGGTGGCGATGTCTGTTGTCCGCCCATCATTTCATCGAGTTCTTATAACCAGTGGTTCCACCCATCATCATGTTGAAGTTGGGTTGCGACTGGAGCGGAGTGAAACCGGCCTGCTGAGTCTGTGGAATTGAACCCGGCGTAATCCCCGACATGGTCGGCGGCACTTGCGGCTGCGCTACCTGCTGGGTCATTCCGGTTGGTACCCCGTACCCGCTTGGCGGCGGAGTGAATCCTCCGGGCGTATTGAATGATGGAGTCGACGCGTACATCGGGTACGCGGTGGACGAGAAGCCGCCCAGTGGCGGGTATCCCCCCGATGTCCCCGGTCCGTAACCTCCGCCCCCTCCGCCTCCTCCTGACGACTGGGGCGTCGAAGACAGGGTTGGCGTCCCGGAAGTTCCCCCCACCATCGTGCCACCACCCGGTTGCTGGGCGAGGTTCCAACTCCCGGGCAGGTTTACCGCGTCGGGAGCTACCGCTTGCGCGGGCGGAGGAGGTGGTGGCGGGGGTGGGGGTGGAGGAGGCGGTGGTGGAGGGGGAGGTGGCGCGGGTGGTGGCGGCGCAGGAGGGGGTGCTGGTGGAGGCGGTGGGGGAGGCGGCGGAGGAGGTGGGGCTCCATCCGTGCTCAATTGCCCGCCACCCGACAAAAGCGCGTACGCCTGCGCGGGGCTCAGCGCGGCCTGCTGGGCCGGGGTCAGAGCGTTGACCGGTGCATAGTACTGCTGGACCTGCTGCTGTAGCTGCGGCGACCAGTTTTGGGGCAAACCCGACAGGTCAACAGTTGGCAACCCGCCGTAGATGCCGGAAGCGACACTGGTTGCGGTTGATTTCTTCTTGACGGCCATCTATTTGGCCGAGCCGCCGGGTTGGGTTGAGACCTGAAAGCCCTGCGATCCGCCCCCCGAGATGGGGCTGACCAACCCCGCTCCCATCTGCAGCATCTGGTAGGGCGACATCTGGTTCTGGAAGATCGTGTTGAGCACGTTCTGGGCTTGCTGCTGTTGCTGCCCGCCGACGTCGAGCAGTTGGCCTGAGGGTCCGTACGCGGCCTGCGAGAGACCCGGCGCTCCGTAGATGGCCTGCTGCTGCGGCGAGAGCAGGCTCGGAATCTGGCCTTGCGCCTGAAGCTGCGGACCGTACATGCCGGGAATGAGTCCTGCGGCTCCCTGCTGCACGCCCGCGATACCCTGCTGGGCTTGGATGGCCTGCTCCTCGGGCGCGAGCAGTCCCGCCGCCTGTCCGATCGCGCCTTGCTGGAGTTGGCGCTCCTGCTGGTAGGCGGGCTCGATGACGTTGGCGGTGTACTGCCCCATGTTGCGGGCCAAGGTGTCCATCGCGGTCTTGGTACCGGACTCCAGCGTTCCGCCGCCCAAGCCGCCGCCCGAGACCGCAGAGCCGATGAGTGATGGCATGACTGCGTTCTGGAAGTTCTGCACCATCGGGTCCAAGCCCGCTTGCAGGTAACTTTGCAGCGCGGTGTTCTTGGACGGATCGAGGTATTGGCCCGAGATGGTCGCTTGGTTGGCGGCTTGCGCCGCGCGCATGGTCGGGTCGTTGAGCAAGCCGAGATTGGCCTGCGTGATTTGCTGCATGGCCGGGTCTTGCCCGGTGGCCATGCCGGAGAGCGCGCCGATGGCGGAGTTAATCGCGGGGGTTCCGCCAATCAGGCTCTGCGCGCCGCCGAGCGCCGCGTTGACGTAGGGATTCTGCCCGGTGGCGAATTGCTGGTTGGCCTGCTGCGCGGCGCTGAGATAGCCCTGCTGCTGCCCGGTGAGCGCCTCGACATTCTGCATCGCGGCCAGCTGGTCGGGAGTGAGCGCGGCAGTCTGCTGCTGCGGATACGGACCACCACCGAACAGGCCCTGCGCCTGCGATTCGAACTGCTTGGCCAGCGGGAGTTCCCACTTGGGCAAGCCTTGCTTTGTCGATGTCGTGGAAGTGCCGCCGGACCCCGAGCCACCGCCCATGGGTACACCTCGGCGGGGCGGCGACCCGCACGAATGCAAGGAACACTAAATGGCTTGCAGTGTCAAACGACCTGATAGTAAGTCGTGTGACTTTTGGTCCAACCGAGGTGTTCGAGCTTGCGATAGGAGTAGGTAACTACCCGCCAGCCGCCGTTGGCCTTGGTCCACATGCGGACGTACTCCATCAGCTGATCGCGCGCGCCGTCGACGTCATCGCGTTCATCTCGTTCATTTAACGGGATATCCCACGCGTCCCACACCACGAACTCAAGCTGGCCGTACTGATCCTTGTTGAGCGACCCTATTAGCCAGCCCAGCGCTTTCTCGTTGCGCGAGACTATCCAGCAGACGTGGTGGCTGGAGTCCGGGTAGCGCAGCGCCGCGTACACGTCTTCGGGAATCCACGAGGTCGATTCGCGCGGCCTGATCCTTTTCAGGATGTCGTCGCACCCGCGCTTCATGAACTGCCAGTTGCCGTGCAGGTTATCCGGGGTGACCTGCTGGATGAGCAGGTTGCGGATGGTGGGCGACTTCTGCGGCGGTGGGACGACGCGCTGGTTGAACGATTCTATGTCCAGCCCGTGCTGGTGGAGATCGAGAAAGCGGTTGGCGTAGACCGGGTCTTCTAGGAATGCTTGAGGACCCGCTTCCTGAACGCCTTGCTCTGCGTTTCGTATTCCTCCGACGCGGTCGGAAGTTTCACCGGTCCCTTCGCGGGGTTCTTCGGGTCCCATGCCGATCCCACCTGCCCGTCGTATTCTTCGTGAGTCTCTTCCGCCTGCTTGCTTATCGTCTCGACAGCGGTCTCCGCAAGGTAAGCCGCCTCCTCGTCGCCGCCGGTAAGTACCTCGTGTTTGATAGTCACCTTGCCGCCTTCTGCCATCGCCTGCATGACCGTGTCGAGCTTGGCCTCAGTGCGATCTAGTTGCTCACTGAGCGACCCGATCAATGCTTCTTGCCTCTCCAGATGGCGCATCAAGGGATTCACATTCTGTAATGTCTTAACTATGGTCTCCGTCCCGGCGACGAGGTGGGCAAACTTCGATTCGTCCTTGGTCATGGCCGCGCGCAGGTCGAGCAGCACGGTCATCTCGAACAGTTCGCGCGGGGTGAAGGTGATGCCCGCATCGATCATCTTGACCACCATCATGCGGGTCTCCAGCGGGGTCTGCGCGGACATGAACTCGGTGAGGCCCCAGATGCGCTCGACCTCTTTCTGCGGGAGCTTCGGCTCAGTCTTTTTCAGGTCGTTCATCGGAACACTCGCCCGCGAATTATCAGGCTTGCGATTACGATGCCCACGGTTACGCCGCTAACAAATCCTGCCGCCCACATCAGTCTTTCTCAGGTCGCTCATTCCAGATTCGGGAGAAATACCCGCTCCTCGATGGTGAGGTGGATTTCTTTCAATTCGATCCGCTTGAACTCAGCGTCATCGACCAAGAATGGAAACGCCTTCTTCAGCGCTACGGCACGATTGGATTCGTTTATCAAAAGTGCTTTTCGCCAATCACCGCAGCGCATGGTTACCCCGTAGAACTTGAGCGCGCTGGCGGGCAGGTCGCTCATCGAAACCACGCCGTCACGATGTACTTGCTGCCGCGCAGGACCGGCGCACCCCCGTGCAGCGCCAGCGGGTGCGGTCGCTGCTCGTTGCCGAGATTGTGCCACATGACCGCCAGTCCCGCACGCGGGACAATCCCCACACTTATCTCGGGGAAGGTGGTCTCGCCGCCGTCCTCGACCTCGTTTAGGTAAATCATCCCGGTCCACGTCCGCTGCCCGCGCCCGGTGACGTGGCGGCGGTGCTCCAGCGTGCCGAGATGAAACGCGTCCCAGTGCGGAACGTAGTACTCGCCCTTCTCGTAGCGCTGGCCCTGCAGTCCCTCGCAGCGCTCCTGCGGGATCATGAGCAGGAAGGCGATGCGCCGCTCGACGTCCAGCACCAGCGGGTGGTTGAGTTGGTTTAGGTCCGCGCTCGAAGCCTTGCGATATTCCTCACCCCCGGTGTCGAGCTTGGCCGGGTGCGAGTGCGCGTCGATAAGCTCGCGCAGGACCCGGCATTCGTCCGGGGTGAGGAACTCGGGGCAGAAGCTTAAGTGAAACAGGCGTTCACTCAATGGACTTGGGGTCGGGCGCTTGGGCCGGGTTCTGCAACCTTACCCCGGTGGTCGGCGTCGCGGTCGGAGTGGGCTTCTTCTTGTGGCGGCGCGCCTGCGCGAAACCGGTCGACCACAGCATCACGAACACGGTGACCGCCACCACCCACAGCACGATTACTGACTTAGCCATGACCCGCCCCCGTCCCATGTTCCGTTCCTCCAGTGATCTTCCTGTGTCGGTCCGCCGTACGCGCGCGGGTAAACGTAGTTGATTTCCATTTCGTCGCACAAGCGCGAGAGCGCATCCAGCTGGTCGCGACAGCGCGGGTTGAACGGCCACTTGTCGTATTCAACTTCCCTGAACCTCTTGGTGAGGTCCACCTCCTGCCCATCGCGCCTGCGGCGCAGCAGGGTCTCCGGGAACAGAATGTCGCCGTTGCGGAATTTTGGAATCAGTCTTTCGATGCGCGCGTCCTTGGCCTGCATGCCGCCGATTTCTTGGATGGTGAAGAGGTAGTTTTCCCGGTTCTGCCGTTCGCGGAGATGTTCGATGTCGGACTGGAATGCGTATTGCTCGTAGACGACTTTGAGAGGTTCGTACTTCCGGACCAGATCAAAGAGCGTGTCTGCCCGTTCCGCAAGCGAAAGGTTATCCAGCACTCCGTCAATGACGCGCCACTTGCGATCGGCTCCAGCTGCGACCACCCAGAGTGCGAACTGTGAATTTGAATCAGCACGCCTGCCAGCGGGGTCCACGAGTATGTAACGGTTGAGACTCTTGACGTTGAGGTCGCCCCGGTAGGTTTTGAACCACGCTGATTCGAACCCAATCTCGTGCGCCTCCTGAGCTTTCTTCGGGTCGAGCAGAAACTGCAGGGCGAAAATCTTGGGCGACATCTTCTGCTTGAAGTCGGCGAGCTTGGTCTCCGAGAAAAAGACCGGCGCGCCGTTCAAGTTGACCGCCGGGTGCAGCCGCAGCTTGAACACCCCGTTGCTCATGTAGTCGCACACCGTGTCGCCGATTTCCTGCGGGGTCCCAATGAGGCGCATGACCGGCGGATCACTGGCGGTGAGCGCGAAGCTGTTCTGCAGTTCCCGGGTGGTCTTCTGGATCATCTCCTCCGATATCTGATCCCGGGCCACGACGTCATCGTAGAGAAGGATCGAAAACCGTTTCGAAGTCGGTTGCCCGTCGATGAGACCCCACGCTTCGATTGTCGATTCCTTGATGTTACTCTTGCGCTTGACGATGATGCCGTCGTCGACCGACCACTTGATGCTTTCGCGCCGGGGTTGCTCATAGAGCACTTCGGGAAACAGGGACTTGAGATCATCGTTGGTTTCGAACTCCACCATGATCAGCCGCAGGAACTGTTTCGCCATGGGGCGATTGTGCGAAAAGATCCCTATTGTCTCATTCGCATCCCGCAGGATGTCCTGAATCGGCTGTGCGAAGGTGAGTATCTCACTCTTGGCGTGCTCACGCGCCCAGACATCGATGCACCCGTTGGGGCATGCCTGCACCTCGGTGCACCGCGCATGATACCATTCCGCGATTCGCTGCTTATGCTCTGGGGACAGGCCAGCCTGTTTGGGATTCTCTCCCGTCCAGTGCGTGCGGTGCAGGATGTAGCGGCCCAAGAAAAAAAGATCGTGTAGCGCCATCCAGCGCAGGTGCTCGTAGCGCATGCCCTCGCTGCAGTGCTGGAAGGAGTCCCAGAACAGCGCCGCTTCCTCGTAGGAGCGGGACAGGTGCGGCTCCGGGTGGGTGGTACAGGGCCGGTGCTGCAAGAGCGCCGTGCGCAGGTCGCGCAGCATCGGGTTCTGGTTAACCGCCATCTTTCTCGATCTCGTTGATTGCTTCCAAGACCCGGTTCTTGGCCTCCGGGTACTTCTCCAGCGCGCGCGACACCACCTGTATCACCCGCCCCGCAAAGGTCCGCTGCAACCTCGGGTCCAGCCGGTCGTAGAGGCCGAGCATGCGGTTTTTCTGGTCCAGACACCCGCGCCACTCGCGGGTCCCCAGCGCCCAGCCCTTGATGTCCGGGGCGCGGGTCCAGACTCCCTCGGCGTCGCGTTCGCCCTGCGAATACTCAATCAGCCGCTTGCACTCCATGATGCACTCGTCGTGCTCCATGAAGACCACCGAGGGGTCCATCTTGGTCTGGATGACTTCTATCGATGGAATCACCGCCGGGACCATCGACATGTGGTAGTCGCGGTGCCACGCCAGCTGGTCGTCCTGCAGGGTGTAGCGCGAGCCGATGAACTTGAGCCGCCCCCCGAGCCTGAGCGCCTTCTCAATCGCATCGCGCTGCGGGTGCCCGCAGACCTCGCACTTCGCTGCCATCAGCGGAGCCTCGGAATCTGTAGCGGTAGCGCCAGCACGCCCAATGCCTGCAACAGGATCAGGATCAGGATGAGGCCCAAGATGGCCCGCACCACCGTCCGGATGGGCGCGGCCAGCGGAAACAGCCCCACCACCCAGTCGATGACGTAGAAAATCAGCCCCAGAATGAGGAGGTATATGAGCAGAGAGATCAGTCCGCCGACTGCCATCGCTGCCTCAGGTCAACTGGTTCCTCGCCCACACAACCGCCTCGGCGTGGCGCTCCAGCGCCATCTCCCACGTCGGGGAGCGCTCAAACGGCGCATCCTCCACCACCTCCCGGTTCTTGCCCTCGGTGCGGAACACCAAGGTCTCGAACAGCCGGGGCGGGCCGACCTCAAGCCAGTTGTGGTCCAAGCCCAGAAACACCGTGCTTACCCAGTACGGCCCCACGTCCTCCTGCCTGACGATGCGCGCCTGATCGTTCGCATCCACCCACCGCGCCCATGTGAGGAGGTCTTCACACGGGACCGGGATCTTTCCGTCCAGTATGTAGCGTCTCAGTGTGTACGCGGGACGTCGTCGTGGTCGTGGTCTTCGCGATGATGCCCCGCTCTTAGTCCAGTCTTTACTTTCATTGGTTTTCCCTCTTTAGCAGCTTTAGCTGGTTTAACAGGTACAGGTCTTCCCGCCCAAGCGCAGCGCGCAGGAGCGGTGGTGAAGCTCCGCGCCAATCTGACAGCCACCGAGCCTGTAACCGACTTGGTGCGGCCGGGTCATCCCGCATCCGTCGCAGTGGTAGTAGCGCCCGAAATCCTGCTCCTCCCAGACGTGGGTGTGCCCTTCCGGCGGGGTCTGGCACTCGCGCATCGAGCGCTCCATCCACTCTCCCTGCCCGTCATCAAGGTTGCTCTGTGGGTGAACGTAATGGTGGATGCCGGGTTCCCCTGCCATGTCGCTCCTCTCCTTTATCTCCCCGGTCTCCAAGAAATGCCGGGTTATCCGGTCCGCTTCCTGAATCTCCCGCAGGAGCCTCCGGTAACGCTCCGCCTCATCCTTACCAAAGAGATAGGTCCAGCGCCCCATCAGAACTTCCGCCCCCTAACGTCTCTCCGGCCCAATCCCTTGGTGGTCGGTACCTTGAAACTTTTCCTGCCAACGCCCCGAAGCCCGGACTTCCTTCCGCGCGGGGGATTTCCAGAGATTTGCCGTGCCATATGGCCACCCCAACGTCACTTGCTCTCCCAACCGGTACTTCCGCACCCGCTCCCGCACTACCTCCGGCGCAAACCACTCATCCTTGCGCCGGTCCACCAGCCACGCCACTCTCGGCGGTGCCTTAACACCCATACAACTCCACCGAGTCAAAATCATCGTCCTCGGCAAATATCAACAGGTACGCTACTGCCATTGCTTCTCACCACTCCCAGAACTTCATGACCAATATGCCCAGAATTCCCAGCGCCAACCAAAACGAGATGGCGTCAGGCCCCATCCGCCAAAACCTCCGCCTCCCCGGTACCCCTCCCCACTCCTCCACACTCAGCGCCTCCCTTACCTGCACCAACGCCCCCCACCCATGATCCCCCAACTTGCGCGTCTTGCGCCCCCCTACTTGAGCACCCATACCTTCATCCTCCTCTCCAACTCTCTCTCCAACTGCTTCAACCTCCTACTCACAAGCAACAACCATAGCGCAAATACCACCACCAATACCCACGGTACCACCAACAACGCCAATACCACCCAATCCTCTACCCCGCTCAAAGGGACCCCAAGATGTTTTCGGAAAACGGTGCATAAGGGCGAGGAGGGTATGCATGAGGCAAAAAGGGGACCCCAAGTGCCAAAGCGGGTGTGGGGGTAAGGCATCCCCGGGCAGGGGGACCCTTGCTACCAAATCTGCAGGCACGCTGATTATACAATTTGATAATCTCACAAATATCAAATCAGCTAGCAAGATAGCAGGTTGCTATCGATTCTGCTAACACGCGAGCAAGGCACTATGCGTCTTGCTATCATTTCTGCATATCCGCTGATTATCATATTCCATAATATCGAGATATCAGAATGACTACATTTTCCCTGCCAGAACGCGTGAGAGCGTCGGCCGAGATGCTACGATACCACTACTCCAAAATCAACCCATCCGCTTCGCGCAATTGGCATCGGCACGGACCACGGGTGCCTAACTATACTCGCAATAATGTGTATTGTCAGGAGCAAGTCAGGAGAAACGCACGGAAACGGGCTTCTCAGGCATTTGTAGGATTTTGCTACAGGCAATGAAATCAAGGGTTTTCGCTGTTTGTTCGGGGGGTTTAGGGTGTTGTGGCACCCTTTTGTAAGTAGCTGATATTGTTGGATAATTTTTTGGGATTAAAACGCGTCCTAGAGGCTCTATGCGGCCGTTGTCTATCTGAGATATACAAGACGATTATCCGCCCCAACATCTATATAGCTGCCCGTTTGAGTACTCGGGATTCCTGACTTTCTCACCACGATCATTATATGCGGCCGCGATAGCTGCCCGGGTGACTGTAGGCAGGCTGCTATCCTATTTGACTCTCATCTTGGGTATTGACTCGATATCAGTCACATGGGATAATGCGCTTGAGTCTCTTATGACTCGGGAGAACATATGACCGCTCAAAAGCCTTTCAATGGGATGGCGGACGCACACTTGCTGTCTGCCCGCGTGACTTACGACGCATGCGCGCGATCCTTTAAACGCGCGCAACGTCGGCACGATCGCGAGCAGGAGCGCGGAGCGTCCGATATCAGCGTCCGTCAAACCCGCAAGATGTATTTCGCGGCCGAAGCCTTGAGACGAGCAGGCTTTGCGCTGGCCACGGCCGAGCAATCGGTCAAATTCTGGACTCGCAAGGCAGGGGAGTAACCAACAATGCGAAAAGCTATCAATCTGATTACCGCGCTGGTCGCGCTCAAGTTTGGACGCGTCAACGCCAAGCTCAAAGGCAATCCACTTGCGGCCGACAAGACGATCGTCACGTTCAGTTTGCCCGCTGCTTGGACGTGCCCGGGTGCCAACCTTTGCAAGGCACGCGTTGCCCGGGATGGCGGACTCGTTGACGGTCCGAATGTCGAATTCCGTTGTTGGGCAGCATCCTTAGAGGCAATCCGCACTAACGTCCGAAACGCACACTGGCACAACTTCGATATGCTCAAGCCCTACCTGAACGATGCGCGCAAGATGGCGGATATCATCGGGCAATCCTTGCCACGGCGTGCCGATATCGTACGGGTGCATGAGTCCGGAGACTTTTTTAACGACGCGTACTTTCGCGCGTGGTGCCTAGTCGCGGCCGCGCACCCGAACGTCCTTTTCTACGCTTACACAAAATCGCTCAAGACGTGGATTGCCAATCGCGCGGCCGTGCCTGCCAATTTGGTTTTGACCGCATCGCGTGGCGGACTATGGGATGAGCTTATCGATAAGCACGGGCTCAAGACTGCCCGCGTGGTCTTCTCAATTGAGCAGGCTTCGAAGCTTGGCTTGACGATCGATCATGATGACTCGGCCGCAATGGACGCCAACATCCGCGAATTCGCGCTCCTATTGCACGGCGTGCAGCCTGCCAAGTCCGAAGCTTCCCGGGCTCTAGTCGCCTTGAAAGGTATCGGCAGCTATTCCGAAAACACGGCCGAGAATCACGCGCGCGCGGCACGCGTCAACGCTCAACTTTAGGTCGCTAGGAACTGCACCCGGGTGCAATGCCCGGGTGCCTCTAGCTAGCTGGCCTTTTGCGAGCAGGAGCAAGTGACAATGGCAACTTTTCTCAATTCCGAAACGCGCTATCCGACGATGACCGATGACGATCACGCGGCCGATACCACGGCCGATATCGCGATAGCGTCGGTCGACTACTTCAATCGTGATGGCGGACGCGTGCAGGCTTTCGAACGTGACGGCGTGATGGTCTACCGTCGCGCGTGCACCCGTTGTGGCGGCACGGGCACCACGCCTTGGGGAACCTGCTTTAGGTGCCGTGGCGGACGATGGGAGTCCAAGCCCGGGCGCGCCTATACGGCCGAAGAAGTCACGCGACTACGCGCGTCGGCCGAGCGTGCCGAAGCCCGTCAAGCCGAGCGTGCGGCCGAGCAGGCTCGGGTCAAAGCCGAGCAAGCGCGTGTGCGTGCCGCATCCTTCGAAGCTGACCACGGGGACGCAATCGCCGCCATCCGGGAAGCGGCACCCAACAGCGCGTTTTGTAACGACCTGCTCGCGAAGCTGACTCAATACGGATCGCTATCCGAGCGTCAGCTAGAAGCGGGTCACGCGGCCGCACGGCGCATCGCGGACGATCGCGCGCGTTGCGCGGGTTCGGTGCACGTCGGCACCGTCGGCGAGCGGCGCGTCTTTGACCTGACCATCGCAAAGGTTGTGACCCTGCCCGATCGCGGGTTCGGCGAGTCCTACCTGTTCATGATGGATGACCCTGACGGTAACCGGGTGCTGTACTTCGGCACGGCGCGCTTTCTGTCGACCGATACCGGCGCGCGCGTCCGCGTCAAGGCCACGGTCAAGCGCCATGACGAGCGCAACGGGGTCAAGCAGACCATCATCAATCGTCCGGCCGAGATGCCCGCACCCCTGACCGAAGTTGTGGAAGTCAAACTCTAACACGCTGCTTGGAACTGCCCGGGCCGCAAGGCCCGGGCCTCTAGCAAGCTGGCGTCATGCGAGCAGGAGCAAGTGAAATGCAATTCGACCAAAACACCCGCCATCTGATCGTCAAGGCGCTTGACCAGCTGGCCACAACGTCAACCGTCCGGCGCAACGGCGCTATCGAAGCGCGCGACCCGGCCGTGCAAGCGGCCGTCGTGGCGCTAACGCAGCTGCTCAACAATATGGAACCGGTCGACCGTGACGCGCGTGGCTTGCGCCACGTCCTAGACCGCATCGAACCCGAACGCGACGCGTACCGCTCGGTGCTGGGCGCGTTGCACGCGGAGCTACAAAACGTCGTCGACTACTCGGACGATCAGTTCTACGTCCGCGAGATGATCGCGCATTTCCTGACCGCGATCGAAGGTGCGACCAACCGGCCTGCCTTTGGCGGACTGCCGGTCGTCGAAGTCTTGAACACTCTGGAGACCCGCAAGAATAACGCCGTGCGCGCCATGTTCGACCGTGGCCTGAGCGTGCACGCCAAGCGCTAGACGCTGCCTGAAACTGCCGGGGGAGCAATCCCCCGGCCTCTATCAAGCTGGCAACTGGCGAGCAGGAGCGAAGTGACAATGAGTAACGCGAAACGAAAGCAGGACCTGATCGCGCGTGTGAATGAGCAGCGCGCTTGGGTCGACGAACACGGCGGAACCCTCGCGGGTTACGTCGCCAACTACCACGGCGTGCACGGCCGCACCGTCGAAAACGCCATGGCGATTTACAAGGCCGACAAGGCGGAACTCGAAAAGCTTGAGTGGATGCTCGGCCTGACGATCCACTCCATCAAGGGAGTACGCCGATGATTGACCTAGGCATCGAAGCGCTTATCGAGTACCCGGCCATCGCCTATTACGGGCGCATTTGGCACGTCGAGTTTCACGACTGGACAACCGCGCTCGTCATCGAAGACGAGACCGAAAACTTTGTGCTCGAACCCGAGGTGAAGTCATGAACCGTCAACGATTCGAGCGCGGCCGTAACCGGCTTGCGCGCTGCCGCTGTTGCGGCAACCTGACCCACTCCACGATGGACGGGCAACTCGATATCCGCATGTGCCGCGTCTGTCTGGAAAGCTCGGGACAGGAAAACGCCCACTCCGACGGGGGCGGACATGACCCGTTCAATCCCGCGTGTCCGACCTGCCGAGGCGTCGGCTGTCTGCATGAACTGGCGGACAAGGGACAGGTGCGACCGGCCTAGGTGAGCCAGCCCGGGCGCAAGCCCGGGCCGTAACCCGCACCCCGGCGGAAAGCCCGGGGAGCCGGTGAGGAGTTAGTGACTATGGGAGCATACGTTTACACGGCGCGCTCGCCGAAGCTGGCGCGCCACATACTGATCGAGTGGACCAACCCCAACGGGCTCACCCAGTGGGAGCAAGAGTGGGGGGACGCGCTTTGTATGTCGTACCTGTACAAGCCGTCTTGGTCCATGCGCGACGACGATGCGAAGCGCTGGGGTCCGGTCATCGAGCGCCAAGAGCGTGCTTGGGATCATCTGCGCGTGCCGCGCTACGCGGTCATCGGTGACAAGGGCATCCGCAAGGGTGACTCGGTCATCGACTGGGGCGAGGACAAGCGCGCGCGGCTTTCCTGCTACGACGATCCTGATTGGGGTCACTGCGTGCGAACCGGCCGGGTCCGCATCGTCTCGCCGACGCTGCCGGACTTGCGCCTGACCTGCGAGTCTTGCGGCGCGTTCGTCCACTACCACGGCAACACGGTTTGCCTGCACTACAAGCGCGCGACCCGCGAGGTCTGCGAGCGTGGCAGCTGCTACTAAGCGTCGCGGCGACGCCGTGCAGCCAGTGTCGGCACCCCCGGCACTGGTCGCGCGGCCGTGCCGCGCATGCGGCGTCGAGCACCCGCGCAAGAAGCTCTCGACCTTCTCCGAGCTTTGCCTGCCCTGCCTCAAGCGCATCCTCGGAAAGCAATATGACAAGCGTCTCAATTTCTTTGAGGGGTAAAAGAATTTCAATCCAGTACTTGACATGAAATTCAATTTGAGTCATTATTCGAATATCACGGTGAGCCACTACCGAAAACGTGGCGGAGCAAGTGAGGTGTTATGAAAAGCGGATTGACACTCCAACAGTTGGCGGAACAACTCGAAGCGGCCAAGAAAGCCCAGCGAGACTTTGTTGCGCCCGCACCGTTGCTGCGTGCAGCGGTTAACCCGGCTCAGACTGTCCAGTTGGCCATGAAGACCAACGGGCACGACGAGACCTTCAACGTCCGGCCGTACGCACACGGCCAGCTGGCCCAGCTGACGGGCATCCCCAAGGCGTACTACGACCGCATGGCGACCGAAGCGCCCAACCTGTTGGCGGACTCGCTCAACACTTGGCTGCGCATGCGGACCGACGACCGCCAGCTGGTGCGCGTCGCTGGCCGCGACGTGCGCGCGATCCTCTCCGATCGCTACCGTCCGCTCGACAACGTGAACCTCGCCGAGGTCGCGCTGCCCGAACTGCTCAACCGTGGCGCGACCATCGAGTCCTGCCAGATCACCGAGACCAAGCTGTACATCAAGGCCGTACTGCCGACGCTGTCCCGGACCATCAACGGTTCCGAGATGCGCGACCTCGCGACCTACGAGCAGGTCCCGGACCACGCGGCGCGCGTGGCTGAGAACCAGCGGCGCGGCTTCAAGGTCGGCGACGTGGTGCAGGCCATGGTCTGCCTCTCCAACAGCGAGGTCGGCGCGGGCACGTTGCGCGTCGAGGGCGGAGTCTACCGGCTGGTCTGCCTGAACGCCGCCATCAGCCCGGATGGCAGCTACCGCAAGTACCACATTGGCCGTGGCTTGGGCGGAGACGCGGAGGACGCAGTGCGGGCGCTCCTGACGGACGAGACCCGGCGCGCGGACGACAAAGCCCTCTGGCTGAAGGTGCGCGACGTCGTACGGGCCGCTTTTGATGAGCAGCGCTTCAACACGCAGTGCGACAAGCTCGAAGCGGCCACGCAGGACAAGATTGCGCTCGATAAGGGCGTGAGCTTGGAGCGGGTTGTCGAGCGCGTGGTCGAGAAGTTCTCGATTGGCGAGGCGACCGGCGGGTCCATCTTAAAGCACCTGATCGCGGGCGGCGACCTGTCCCGCTACGGCGTGGTGCAGGCGGTGACCCGGGCCTCGGCCGAGGTCGAGGACTACGACAACGCGACCGAACTGGAGCGCGTTGGCGGAAACATCGTGGAACTGTCCCGCGAGGACTGGAGGCAACTCGCGGCGTAGAGACTGCTTGGAACTGCCGGGGGCTTCGGCCCCCGGCCTCTAGCAAGCTGGGTCTCTACCGAGCAGGGAGCAAGTGACAACCGTGCCCGAGATTTTCCTAGAAGACTACCAAGTCGACGCGCTCAGGAACCTGAGCAAGCGCCTGTACACCGAGAACCGGATGCACGGCGACGAGATGCGCGACTGGGCGCAAACCCTCCGGCTCATTGTCGAGGATATCGACAAGCAGAACACGCAGTACCCCAAAGAATGACGGGCGAGTATTGACAAGATATCCAGGTTGATATACAAGTCTCCCAAGACGTAAATCCCAAAGGAGTGAGTGACAAATGAACAAGACTGAAGGTCGGTACAAGGTCGAGGTCATCGCCGACAACTCGGGCCAGTGGTGCAGCAACGCGCTGCGCTTCGACAGCTACGCGGATGCGGCGGTCTACGGCCAGCACCTCGCGTGGCGCTGGACTCTGGTCCGCAAGTTCCGGGTCTTCGATACCGAGACCAACGAGGTCGTCGAGGGCGAAGTCGAGGTGCGGTCATGAGAATCACGATTAGGTCCACCACAAAGGTCGAGCGCGGATTCGAGCGTTGCAACGCACGCACCCTGCTGGCCGGGGTCGCCGGTCACCCGGACAACGAGACTTGCGGCAACACGGCCGATTACCGGCTGCTCATCTACCGGCGCGACCCCGCGCACATGCACCGCGCCGAGCGCTTCCACTATGTGTGCGGCGACTGTCTGGGCGCGGTCATCGAGGGGCTGCGCGACGATCGCTGCGTCCACATCACCCGCGAGGGCTACACATGTGGCTACGGGCGCGAGGAGCACGGCGAGGGCGCTGAGGGACGCAACCACGCGTTCAGGAGCGAGCCATGATCGGCCTGTTCGTTTCCAAGACCGAAGCCGACGAGTTCCACCCGGACACCTGCCAGTTCCCGGTTCACCGGACCCGGCGCGTGGACGGACGCGAAGTTGACGACGGGTTCCGCGTATGCGGCGCGCCCGGGTACTTCGACGTGGCAACCCAGCTGATGGAGAAGGACCGCGAGGGCCGCTACATGCTGAGCCATACCAGCCACTACTGCGAGGAGCACGGGCGCAAGGTGATTGACTCCCTGTTGAACCTGCTCCACGCCGACGAAGACGAACAGGAGGAGTCATGAGTATCGCCAAACCGGACCCGTCCGCGCTCGATGCCTGCTTGGACCAGATCGAGTCTGCCGAAACTCACCTCGAACATGCTCGCCTGCTGCTCGGCCGGGGCAAGGCCATCATGGAATTCCGCGACCAACTCGACCGCGCGCTGAACGCCTGCGAGAAGGTGGCCAAGAACGTCGGCCGCACCCTGCAGGCGCTCAAGGAGGCATCGTGAAGCTCGAAGCGTTTCGCCGCTTCAAGGTCGGCCAGTGGGTCGAGCTTCGCACCAGCCTGCACCACGTTCAGGGCTACGTCCTCAAGGTTGTCGACCAGCTGCACTCGCCCTCGAAAGAAGCGCTCGCCGAATACGCCGACACCATGCGGCGTGGCGGCTTCCGGGCCATGAACACGCGCAGGCCGGTCGCGATACAGCAGCGGCGGGTCTACGTCGGCCGCAACCCGCAAGACGATCCGCGCCTCGCGCCTTGGATACTGGACATTCACAACATCCACGAGATCCGGCGCATCGTCGAAGGCGACGAGGCCATCCTCGAACGGCGCGCGGAACTGGCGCGCATCCGGGTCGAAGCCTGTCAGGTCAAGTACAAGGAAGCGGGCGACGCACTGGCAGCAGCCGAGCGTGCGTTGGTGTTCGCCAACCAGCAGCTGGAGAAACTCCGCACCCGGCCGAGTATCGAGGATGAGCAAGCGTAACAAGCGCCGCCGCTCGCTAAAGCATGCCGCCGAGGTAGCGGCCGGGATGCACCGCGCCGGTAAGCCGGTGCCGCGTATCTGGCCGAGCGAAGCCAAGCCGCGCGGTCTGCTGGGGACTCTCAAGGCGGACCTCCCCGGTACCAACTTCAAAGCGGGTGAGCGGATCACCGAAGACAACGTCCGGGAAATCGGGACCGCGATTGGGCGGTTGCCCGAGATGCGCGAGGTCATCGACCGAGCCAGCGACGCAGACAAGGTCGCCGCGCTCGAAGCGCTCGCCAGCAAGTACAGCGGGTCTCTCGGTCTGGGCAAACGTCTGGTCGAGGGCTTCACCAACGACTGGTGGTCCGACCCGGTAACAAAGGAGGAAGCCCAAAAGCTCGCCGCTGTCACCGAGTCTAGTGCCGAGGAGTGGGAAGGCGCGACCGCGCTCGGCGTTATTCCCCCCGGGGGAGGCCCGCCGCCGCCCAAGATCCTCCTCGATGTCCCCGTTAGGGACGCGAGCAAAAAGCAGGTGCAGGACGCTGAGCGGCTCGGCGCAACCATTAGGCGGGTGCCCCCGGACGAGGTCGAACGTCTGAAGAGTGCGGGCGTCCAAATGAACCGCATGATGACCGAGGAGGAGCTTTGGAAAAAATCCCCGGCTCTGGCCATCGCACGGGACTTGGGCGCGTTCGACGTAAAGCATGCGCCGACGCCCGAGAAGATCCGGCAGGTCGCCGTGCAGTTCTACCTGCGCCTGCTCGCCGCCTCGCTGGGCGGACACATGAAGATGCAGGTTGCCGCGAACACCCCGGGCGCGGAGTGGCCCGCCAACATCGTGATGCGCGACGTGGTGGAATCTGCTGTCAAGGTTGTAAGCGCCAACATGAAGGCGTCCGGCCCATTGACCGATAAGGAGACGCGCGGGGTTCGCACCATGCTCGGCCAGTACCTGAGCACCAAGTTCTTCGGCTACCTGCGCGAGGCGCGCATCTTCCAGTTCCGTGAGCGCGACTACGGGCGGCTCTACCATCTCGCCGATCTCCACGTCACCACGGCGTGCGGCTACCGCTGGCAACCGGCTGAGTCCGAGCGAAAGATTCCCGAGGTCGAGCTTAAGCGCACCAGCGAATACACCGTGAACGAGGGCGTCAAGGTTCCGTTCCCGGCCAAGATTCCGTTTAAGAGTTGCTACTTCGCTTGGGGCGCGGGCGTCGAGGTGCCGGTGGCCAACCGGCTCCTGTATGGACTGCTGGACGTAGGCAGCGACGGGCACCTCATCGATACCGGGGCACCGCACCGGATAATGGCGACCTTGGTCACCGACAACGGCTGGGTCTTTTCCATCTGCCTGCGCGTCACGCACGAGAAGTATCAGGCCGAGTTCATAGTCGAACCCGAACTGGAGCAGGGCTATCGGTTCGCTGACCCGGTGGTAGTGCTGGAGCGCATCGGCGAGGACCAGCCCCGGGAGGTCGACCATAGCGAGCATATGCACGAGAGTGGCGACCCGCGCACCGACGCGATTGGCAAGGCACTGCTGCCGCACGAGCATAGCCACTTCTTCGACGCCGGGTGGACGCTGCCCTACGCGCTCACTCCGTGGCTGGTGAACAGCGCGGTGGAGGTCATCGACTCCAACGACTCGCTGCTCAAGGCGCTGCCGCACACGCTCAAGGAGCGGCTGGATACCAAGTCCCTGAGCAAGCGCACCAACCAGAAGTTCCTGCCCGCGCCCTACTACGTCGTCATGATTCAGCCGACGACCTACGAGGAAAAGGAGCACGAGATCATCTCCCGGCCGAAGGAGTGGTCGCACCAGTGGGACGTGCGCGGGCACTACGGTCACAAGATTATGCGGGGGACGCTGCCACTTGACCCGAAGTTAATCTGGCAACTGCACAAGCGCGGCTACGAACTTTTCCACGCCATGCACCGGCCTACCGGCGAGGTGCTCGCGTTCCTCGTACGCCGTCGGGTCATCCCGCCGCAAGAAGGCGAGTGGCTGGCGTACCTCAAGTTCCGCCGCGAAGCCTACGTCAAAGGACCCAAAGACAAGCCGTATGTCCCGAGCGTTCACCGCTTGCGCCACGGCGTGCCGGAGGTTGTGTGATAAACAGTTACCGGGCTAGCCAGCGAAGCAATGCTCCCGCTGGTGATGGAGCGGGGAGGGCTGTCACTCCCAACCCGCTCCGCCCAATCCCCAAACATTTTGTTCCGCATAGGAGGTGGAAGGAATGAATATTCCCCAGACCAGAAACAATTTGCCCAAGTTCGACCCCAAGACCGGCCGCTACAACCCGGACATCAAGTTCCGGCTCCCGCCCGAGGCCTACAACGCAATCGTTGCCATGGCCAAGGACGAGGACCGCTCGCTACCAAATTTGGTAGCGCGCATCGTGCGCCTGTACCTGCGCGACTGCGGCGTGTACCGCGAGGAGGTGATGCCGTGAAGCGCTTTAACCAGATCATGATCGCACTCGGCATTGTCATGGTCGCGTCTTCTCTGGGCGCGTTCTACGCATCCAACTACCATCCGGGTCCCTCGATCGTGGCGGCTGAGTTTCCGGACGCCAGTCACTGGTGCTCGCCAGAAGAGGTGAAGGGTATCGACGCGTACTGGCAAGGCAGACAGCAATCTGATAACCCGTATTCCCCCCGTTATGATATCGTCGCACACATGGAGTGGTATCGGGGCTGGATCGATGCAAAGGAGCATGGAATACGTTGATGTTGCGCAAGAAATATCGCCGCAACTGGAGGATGGTGACGTTTCGTAGGGACATTGTGTATTGTGACGCGGCAACCAAGCGGGGTGCCCTTTATGGTCGAAAACAGGGTCGAACTCATCATGGACTACCTGTCGAAGCAACAGAACCGCTTGGTCTCAATCATGGTGACGGGATTCGTCATCGGCTTCGTAGTTGGCGTCGTCTCCGCTTGGTTCTTCATGGTGATGGGACGCTGATACCCACAGTTGACTCAGTCGCTATCGCTACGCTATTGTAGCAATAGCAAGGAGCTTACCTAGTGGCAATCAAGAACGATTTTGAGAAGACCTCGCTGCGGTCCCGGCTGCGCGAGGCGCACGACGAGAGCGCCAAAATATTGGCGCGGACCGGCAGTCCGGACGATCCGACCCGGGCGAACTGGTGCCTGTACTGCAAGCACGAGCAGCACGCCGACTGTGTCGGCTTGGCGTTCCGGCGGACAACCTCCTACATTCCGTGGAGCAGCGACGACTACACGATGTGCCGGTGCCTGTGCCCGGTGTGCCGCCAGCCCAAGGAGGCGCGCTGATGGACGAGCTTGACCTGAGGACACTGCACCTCGATCTCGTCGAGACCATGGAAGCGCTGGACCGGGCCAAGGACCGCCTGCTTACCGACTTGCCCGGGTCCGCTACGGCTCACCTGAATCATGCTCTCAACGTCCTCCACCGCATCAAGGACAGACTCGCCAAGGAGAAGTTCTGATGGCGCACCTGTTCGACGAGGCCGACGGCGTCAAGACCGTGATGTTCGGTCCGCATCGCTGGATCACCTGCCCCCGGCCGAAGTGCTGGTGGAGAACTCAACTACCACGCCGTAACGCTTTAGCGACCGCTGCGGCCCTCAAAGCGTTACTGCGCGAGCATCTGAAGACGCACCATGAGTGACGATCATGGTGCTGAGTGTGTGGTGGTGCGGCGGAAAGGACGGCGGGGTACGTTATGCACCCGAACCGGAAACAGGCTGGACCCTTGCTCGCCGGTTCGCTAGCACGTTTAAACCCCCGCCGTCCGGTTGTCAACAATGAAGGGTCATTGTGTAGATGAATCGATCGGAATGAAGCTGCTGGCGTTCGCGCTGATGCCGGTGGTCATACCGCTTTGGTTGGGATCGCGGCTCTTCTTCTGGGTCAGGTACCGCTGCGCCGCCCATGCCGCGCTGCGTGCGCGCTGGGAAGAAGGCCCGGGGCGGTTCTGATCGGAACCGGCGGTCAGCAATCGCTTTACGTCCCGATACGCTGTCTTAATAAGCGCCCTACCCCGGACCAGACTAATCTATCCTGCGGCCGCTGGCGTCGCGTACTTCGTCGCACGGCAGGATGAGCTTTATCAGGCGCGCGAGCGCCTGCGTGCGAGTGTTGCCCGTGGCCAGCTTGTCCTTGAACATCGCCCAGAAGTTTCCCCCTTTGTGCGAGCGAATCTCCACGCGGCGGTCATCGAGATTGATGACGCTGGTGAAGACCTTCGAGTTCTTGTCCCGGACCTCCGGGGGCCACATGGCCCTCCGTTTGAGCTTCGCTTCCTTGGCCTTGGCGAAGTCCATCTACTAGCCCGGGGCTTGGGGTTGTTCTTGCGGAGGTAGCGGCTCGTCGGGTTCGTCGCCGCCGACAATCTCAACTCCTTCCCGTTTCGCACTTTCGAGAATCGATCGGATAGTCGTCGCGACTCCGCCGCCCGCCTTTGCTGATAGCTCCGTCAGCCAGTCGTAAGTATCAGTCGTCAACCGCACCAAGACCGGCTTGTTACGAATCGCCGTGTTTGCCCTGTCGATTTCCATACAACCGACTTTAGTCAGATTTCCGCTTGCAAATCAAGAGGCTTGACTCCCGATTTCATCTGTTATACAATACGAATATCAGACGATAGTCTGAGGAGGTATCAAGTGACCCAAAACGAACAACCGGCCGAGAAGCGGCCGACCTTCTGGATGTGGGGAGATCCGATCACCTGCCACAACCCCATCCGAGAAGCGTGGGAGGCGGCGCAACATCCGCCTGAGCCAATGTCCGAGGAGGCCAAGGCCCGGTGCGCTGAAGTCCGGGCCGAGAAGAAGGAGCGGCGCAAGCTGCGAAGGAGGGGGCGATGAAAATCAAGAACTCCACCCCCGTCGAGACCAGCGTCCTGCGTGCGCTGGCTAACATAGTGGCCAAGGGCGAACTCGAACCCCAGCAGCGGCCGCACGTCACCGTCCACTTCGCGGTCTGGAAAGGACGCTCGCCCGAGGCTCGTAAAGCCCGCCGCATGGGCTACCGCATCCGGGCCAGCGGGCATGTGCCGCTAGGACTCAAGTTCAATCAGGCGCTGGTCACCATCGCGATAAGCCGCATCGGACAGGACCCGAAGCTCGCCGCACAGATCGTCGCCCATGACCTCGCGCACGAGTTCGCCGAGATGCAGGGCTACACCCACAAGCAGATGCGCGGGCCGCTCTACTTCTACAAGGGCAACTGGACCGAGCACTACGAGTGGGCCAAGGACTACCCGCTCACCTTCAAGCCTGCGAAACCCGCACCCAGCACGGCCGACAAGCGCGCGGTGAAGCTGGCGCACGCCCAAGCCCGTCTGGCCAACGCGCTGCGCAAGGAAAGGCTCGCAATGACCATCCGCAAGAAGTGGCAGGCCAAGGTCAAGTACTACGAGAAGGAGGTTTCACATGAAACGTCTGTGCCGCCTATGCGGGAAGCGGCAGGCGAAGTTCATCTACCGCATGAAGCGCAGACTGGGTAAACCGCTGGTGATCGTCGGAGCCGACAAGCACCACGACCTGTGCCTACAATGCTACCGCAGCGTCCGCACCAAGATCCGTCACTTCAACTTGGAGGTCCGCGACTGAACCCACTTCAGGAACTCGTCGCGCAGAACGCGATAGTCACTGCCAACCCGAAACACGCCGGGTAACTCGCCTCTGTTGATGAGCCGATACAAGGTGCTCCGATGGACGCGCAAGTACCCGGCGACTTCATCCAGTGTCATCACGCTGCCTTGGTTCTGGCCCACATGGGTAGCGGGATCTGCTGGCACCTTTCGCACAACAGCCTTCTCCCTGCGGCGCTCTTGACCCACACTAGTACCACGCCTCGTTTCCCACAGTGATGACAACTCTTCTTCCTCATTCACCCCTTCACTTGAACAGGTTGGTTTGCTTCGCGAACCCACGCGCCGCGTTGACCACGCAGTGGTGATGCGCCCACCGGTTCATGCGCTCGGGACATGAGATGCCGTGCCCGCCGCCGCCCTCACGGTTCATGACCCAGCCCGCAGTCCACTGGTGAACCCCGTCCTCCCCGGTATCAAGCTCGCCCTTGCAGAACTCACACGTCGCGCGAAACGCTTCTCTGATCATGGTCAGCAAACGTACCCGAAGCCGAAGACATCCATCACGGTCAGCGGGACGGTACCCAAGTTATTCACCATCGGCGAAACCGATGGATACATCTGCTTGCCGTCGGTGCTCAGCACCAGCTGCCAGTTGGGCCAGCCGGGGATCGGTTGATCGCCTTGGAAGGCGTTGTCCATCAGGTCCATCCGCAGCGGGCAGTGAACCACGGTCACGCTGTTGGCCGGGAAGGTCTGGGGATTGGTCGAATCGTCCAGCACCTCCAGCGCGTGACAGACGCCAAGATACGGATACATCGGCTTGTTGGGTCCGTTCACGAACGCGACGCCGAGTCCGTAGCTCATCTTGCCTGCTTGGCTGGAATTGTTGACCACGGTGAAGCTCAAGTTGGTCACAAACATGATGCGGCCCGTCCCCTTGGTCGGAGGGCAGAGGCGTACCGGCTCGTTACCGACCGGGACCGCGCCGCTGGCAGGGTAGCCGCCTCCGGGCTGGCCGTTGGGAATCTTGTATCCCGGCGGGAACTTGGTCTTGGCCAGACCGATCGCGCCACGCCAGCCCGCGTTGATGACCCGCTGGGTGTACTGCTTGGGGTCGTAATAGACCATGTCCCAAGACCACTGGTAACTTTCTGCCACGTTACTTCCTCCATTCGGCGGTATCGGTTCTGGTTGAGGCGGTACCGGTTGACCGGGTAGTGAGATGACCCCAGTGATAGTCCCGCCTCCTTCCACCGTCCCTGAGAAAGTGTAGTCGGTCTGGTTAGTGGGAGGTGATGGCGGTGGCGGCGTCGGTGGTCTTCCCATGGTTCAACCGTCCTTTTCCGTCCTGCGCTTCAGGATGGCGGCGAACAACCAGAGCGGCAGGGTGCTGGATCGTTGTCCCGAGTTACACTCTGCGCACAATACCATCAGGTTCTCGTCCGAGTTCAACTGCGCGTCGGTTAAGAAATCAAAACCGTCCCGCACCGAGAGAACGTGGGCTATGCACAGGTTGTCCACACTTGAGCATAACTCGCAGCGAAAGTGCGCCCGCTCCATGACCCGGTAGCGCTGGCCCGGAGACACCAACCTAACAGTTGTTAGGGAACGCACCACCCTACCGGTCTCGATCTTGGGCGCGTTGTACGCGTGGTGCCCCCGCCGACAGTACACGATGTCCTGCCCGTTCTGGTCCCAGTGAATCTTCCCTTCCATCTCGCCGCAGATGCGGCACGGCGCGCGCAGCAGGTAGTCCTGCCACTCGACTTTGTCTTCGTGGCTCATCTGCCGATCAGTCCCTCCACAGTTCGTTGTCTTCCAGCGGCTCTGTGAGTTCCTCGTACCATATAAAGGTCTTGCCCTTGTGGAACTGGAACATGAGCGCGAAGTTATGCCCGCACTCGCCCTGCATCTGAATCTGGATGGCGGAGCCGCGCACCCGGTCGTCCGCTAGCTCGTGCGAAAGCGCAACCCCGCGCCAGCGCGGACCGGTCTTCATCCCCTCCCAGCCCTTATTAGCAATCGTAATTTTATCGGTGTGCTGAGTGACCGAGACCGGGCCGAGGTGCACGTCGTCCTGCGAGCACCGGGGACACTGAACGGTATCGTTCCAGCGGTCCGCCCAGCGAGCCTGCTCTTTGAGTTCCATTTTGATTATCACGACTCCCGATTTATTACGGCCATAACGGACAACGGATTCCTTATGCGTAGGCAGTTTGACCGTTGTCCGTAATCAATACAGCCTAATAAAGATAAAGGCATAACTGCCTACGCGCGTAGGCGGTTTGACCGTTATCAATCCGGCTCCCGTTTTTTGGGTTCGTCATCGTTCGGAAGCTCGAACAGGCCCTCTTGAGAGAGGAACTCGGCCAGCGTCCAGAGCTTGCCCTTCCGCTTCTTCCCATTAGTTTGGATGATACCTTGCGCGATCCCTTCCTTGAGTCCGGCGCGAATCCACTTCTCCGCCTTCTTGGTGTCGTCCTTGAGCTTGGTCATGGTGACCCACGGGTTCTCCTTGTCACCCAGCCCCCGGATCGCGTCGATCATCTCGGGCATGGCGGCTTTGCCGAGGTACTGGGAGAACGGACCGTCGAGCTTCACCGTCCGGCGCTCAGCGTCGTAGGAGAGCAGCTGTTCCTCAAGGATACCGTCGTCCCCGTAGCCGCCCTTGCCGGTAAGGATCGCGATGATGGTGGTCCCGATGTTCTGGCGGCTCTTGCGCCGCAGGGTCAGGCGCATCCGGTGCTGGGCCATCCAGCCACTGTGCCCGCCAAACGCCTCCTCTGCATCGCGCGGCGTCTCGGCCTGAGCTTCGCTCTTGGGCTGGTGCCCGCCGACAATGCCATAGAAACCCCGCTCCCGGACCCGCTGCAGGAGGGGGGCCTGCTCGTTCATGATGATGCGGTTCTGGTCGCCGGACTGGTTGGTCGGACTGCCGTAGAAGTCGAAGAGCGTGTCCAGAGCGAACGCCTGACAGCCGTACTCGTCCATCATCGCCTCGAACCACGCCGCCTGCTCGGTAGCGTCCCCGAAGTGGGTCTTGGGACTCTCGATGATGAAGACCTTGCCCGCGATCCCCCAGAAGCCGATGGTCTCGCACCAGTTGTCGTATTCCTTGGGGGAAGCGACGACCAAGACCTTGGATTCCATGCACTTGCGACCCAGCACCTCCGAGCCTTCGGCCAAGCCCTTGACCATGTTCAGCATCAGGGTGGTCTTGCCCGCACCCATGAGACCGGACATGCCGAGTGACGCGCCCTTTCGGAGTAACCCGGCAATCGGATACACCCGGGGTTCGGTGCTCATTATCTGCCACGCCTCGAAAGCGTCGACCGGGCGGCGGTCCTTGTAGGGGTCATCGGCCAGTGCCGGGACTCCGCCGTTGCCGTTAACCACGGCCGGGACGAACTCCCGGCGGTCCGGCTGCTGCATGACGTTGGCCGTCAGGAGCCTGAGTTCCCGGTCGCCCAGCGGCTGCTGGAGCCGCCGGTTGGTCGCTTCCATGGCGTCGCGGACGGCCTCCTCGGGAAGGCCCTTGGCTTTCATGCTCCTGCCCAGCCGATAGAGCGCATCGTTGCGCCCGGACCCCTCGACCATGGTGTCGAGCTTGGGCATCTGGTAGCCGTGGCCGTTGGTCCCCGCTGCCTTGATCTTCTCGACCAGCCACTCCGGCATCTTGGCGAGCGGGATAGTGCCCAACTCGTACCCTACCTCCCAGACGTATGGTCCGACGGTCTTGGAGCCGACGCCCACGACGTACCCGCCGTCGTTTTTGATATCCAGCCCGGGAGCGAACCGCGTCGAATTGGCGATACCCGGCTCGTGGTCGAAAAGAATGTGCAAACCGTCCCTGCCGGTAATCGCTCTGGGGGTCTCGGGAAGCTCGCAGTTCTCAAGCTCCATCGTGCGGAGGGTCTCTTTGCCGACCTCCCCGTCAACGTCCAATACGGTGAAGGAACCCTTCCCAGTCGGCACGCCGAAGTTGATGTAGGGATACTGGGCAAACCAGCGCTGGACCTGCACCGGGTCCTTGCTCGCGTCCTTGGGCCAGCTGAAAACCCGGTAGGGATGCTTGCCCTTGCTTTTTTTGCATTCCGGGTCCCCGCACGAGCACGTCCCGTCCGGCCGGACCCAGTGAGTCGGGAAAACCGGGCAATTCCGATTCGCATAGTCCAAGGCACCGGCCAGCGCGGCCGATTTAGGTTGGGGCGGACGGCTATGGACTAGCCGGGGTCCCTCCTTGGGGGGCGGAGGGTCAGGAGGTTTGCTCCCGGTTCCACTGCTGAGTTGCTTCAGTCGCGCATAAAGTTCATCGGCACGCTTCTGCCGGTCATCATCATTAGCCATGTGCAGCGCACACTCATGCCCCTCGCCAAAATGCGAAATTCATGGGAGAGCGGCAGGGGCAGTCCGGCTAAAGGGGGCAATGCCGTCCTGCACCCCGCACGCTCTCTGGACCCAAGCTCGTGCGGCGCGAAGTGGAATCCTAGACTTGCGCGTTGCATCCGTCAAGTGTAACTGTGGATAAAATACCCTCGCCAAGGGATGTTGACAGCTGTCACTGTTTGTATTACAAGGATTACTACGCTGATGAAGAAAAGGATCGCAAAGCGGAAAGCAAAGCGAGTACGGCTCGAACGTCCGCACACGCAGGTGTTTTCATTGCGTCTACCCATCGAGGACCTTTACCGGCTGAAAGATATCGCCAAGGCGCAGCGTCGCACGCTGTCCAATCTGGTGATCGTCTATGTGGCCGAGGGTCTTGAGCGTGACTACCCCACACAGGAGAAAAAGAGTGCCTGACGAAGACAAGCAGACGCTGGTCCAGAAGATGGCCGCGCATTACCGGTTGGAGCCCGAAGAATTCAAGCGGGTGGTAAAGAAGACCTGCATGCCCGGAAACGCCACCGAAGAGCAGTTCCTCATGTTCTTGGCCGTGGCCAACGAATACGACCTGAACCCGCTGGTTAAACAGATCTACGCGTTTCCGGACAAGTCCGGCGGAATCACCCCGATAATTTCGGTCGACGGTTGGACCAAGAAGATGCTGGAACACCCATCGTTCAACGGCGTCCGGTTCTCGGACCAGTTCACCGAGAGCGGACAGCTGGTCGCGGTCACCTGCCGGATTTACCGCAAGGGCATCGCGCACCCGGTGGAAATCACCGAGTTGCTGAAGGAAAACCGCCGCAACACTCCTACATGGACAGAACGGCCGTACCGGATGTTGCGTCACCGAGCGCTCTGTCAGGCGATCCGCACCGCGTTCAACTTGGCCGGGGTTATGGACATCGACGAGTACGAGCAGTGGATGGAAACCACTGCCAAGGAAGTTGAGGGGGCCAAGAGTCCCCTGACCGTCGCCAACAGCGACGACATCCCGGATGAGGAAGAGTTGCCCAAGCTGGAGCCGCCCAAGACCGAAGAGGCCAAGCCCGGGAACGGCAGGCCCCGCAGGGTCAAGGCCGTAGTGGAGCCGAAGCCTGAACCACCGCCTCCGGACCGTCCCATCGACACCGACAAGCAGGACATGCTTTGCGACCTGATTCGGGCCAGTGGCTGGAGCTACGGACAAATTTCGTCGGTACTTCAGAAGCACGCCGGGGTGGAATCGGCCGAACAGGTCATGGAGTCGAAGCTTGACGCGGTGGTGGAGAGCATCCGGCAGGAAGCCGAGGCCCGGAGGAAGGGACAATGATGAACGCAGCCCAACTACGCAACGCCCTCATGCTTGCGCGGCGTGACCTGCGGTTCCTGCGCAGGGCTCTCGCCTCCGATGTCGAGGGACTGGACCGTCTCGACCAGACCCTCACTAGGTTCATCGTGGAGTCCGCGCCGCCGAATAAGTTCATCAAGAAGCCGAGGTTGACAGGTACCAACGCATGACCAAGGAAGACCAGACCGAATTGCGCCGGGAGCTACTGGCGCTCGACCAGCTGCTGACCAAGCTGGTGCCCGAGGACGATCTCAGCAGGCTCGCAATGGATGCCAAGCGGCAGAGCGCTGCGGCCCAGATGGTAGGAACCATCACGTTGGCGCGGGAGCTTCTGGGCAAGTCGATGAACCGGGTCATGGGTGCGCAGAACGGGAACCTCAAGGAAAGCCGCGCTCCAAGCGCCTACGGGGCGAAGCGGAACTGGATACGCGCGCATATGCCGAGTGATTGGACCCCCAAAAATGAGTTCGCGGCGCGGTGCCGCGCTTCCGGGGTTGGGTACTCCGCCATCGACAGCACCATCAGGTACATGGTTGCCAAGGGCGAGGCCAAGGCGCGGGGACCGAAGGGCAACAGGGAGATCATGAAGATATGAACATACCGAGGATCAGCAAGACCCAGTACAACATGTACGCGGAGCGCTGCCCGGTGCAGTACGAGTTTCGCTACGAACTGGGCATCAAGGAGAAGCCCGCCGGGGCGATGAAGCTGGGCGGCTCGGTCCACAAGGCCGTCGAGCACAACTACATTCAGAAGGCGGATAGCCATAAGGACATCCCGCTCGACGAGGCGACCGACTACTTCTCGCAGAACCTGAAGCAGGAACTGGAGCGCGAGGAAGTCGACTACGACGAGGGCGAGACCCCGGGGACCCTGCAGGACCAAGGCGTCGGTCTGGTCAAGGCGCACCACACGGTCATCGCACCCGCAACCGCGCCCAAGTCCAAGGCGACGGTTGAGCAACCCATCTTCCAGCTGGTGATGGTGGAAAAGCTCAAGGACGGGACTCTTCAGCGTCTGCACACTACCCTGCCCGGGTTTCCCGGTGGGAACTACTTTCAGCGGATGGATGCTTCGAAGGCTTGGGCGGAGGCGGCGGTCCAGAAGATTCTCGACGAGAAGCGGGAACTGCTGCTGGCCTATCAGCTGGACTCGGTCCTCGACCTGACTGACGACCAAGACCGGGTGCGGGAACTGAAGACGGCCGCGAGAACCCCATCAGAAGACTTCGCTCACAAGCTGGTCGACCTGACCCACTACGACCTCGCCTACCGTTGGATGACCAACGCGGCTCCCAAGGGGTTGGCCGTCGACATGCTGGTCAAGACCAAGGACCCCAAGGCACTCACCCTGCCCACCCGCCGCAGCAGGGCGCAGCTTGAGGCCCATCTGGATCGCATCGGGATGATGGCGAAAGCGATTGAGCACCAGATTTTCATCCCGCGAACCGACTGGTTCGGATGTTCGAAACGGTTCTGTGGCTATTGGGATCGCTGTCCCTACGGTGGCAAAGGCGCGCCGGTCATCGTGGACCCCAATGGCGGACAACAACTGGCCGCGCAACTAAAGGAGTCGATCGACCGTGCCGAAGAAGCCAAAAGTAAAACCCAAGTCCAAGGCAAAGCCCAAGAAGAAGGCGGTGCCGGAGTCAGCAACCCACGACCTAGCGGCGGTGGCGGAGATACTCTCTTTGGAAATCAACCGCCATCCGGAGGGCAACGACGGCCTCCCCTTAGAATTGCGAAAAGAGTGGGTCCAAAAGCTCGCTGAGATTCGCGACCGATGGGGCATGCACCTCGACTGATGCTGAAGATCGTCATCGATGGGTTCGCGCAGGCGCAGCGTCCGCCGCAGGCTGCGATAGTTCCGCCGCTGCCGCCTTCCATGCGCAAGCGCCACCACGTCGCCATGTACACGCCCGCAGACGTGCGCAAGTGGCAGGTCGAGGCCAAGTTTCTGGCGACCGAGCAGATGCAGGGTAAGACCCCGCTGGCCGGGATGCTGGAGGTCGATCTCCGGGTCTACCTGCCACTGCCCAAGTCGATGCCGAATAAGAAGCGCTCGTGGGCACTCAGCGGTGCTGTTCGACCGATCACCCGTCCCGATTGTGACAATTACGCAAAAAGTGTTTGCGACAGCATGAGCGGGGTGCTGTGGCTGGATGACGCGCAGATAGTCCAGCTGAATATCGGCAAGTGGTACTCGGAGAAGCCGCGCGTGGAGATCGAGGTGCGCGAGCGCGCCTATCCGAGCGGTGCGCCCGAAACCATCACAGGAGACCTGTTCGAAGATGGCAAGTGAAACCGCCTACCCCCTCGCGTGGCCGCAGGGCTGGAAACGCAACGGCTCACGCGCCAGCGCACAATTCCGTCACCAGCGGGGGAGCCTCCCCATGGATGTAGCGTTACGGCGCTTAGGCGATGAGTTGGCTCGTCTGGGTGCGGAGCACGAGGTGCTCTCAACCAACTGCCAGCGTCGGGTCGACGGGAGCCTCAAGGTTTCACAGACTCCTGCCGATCCCGGCGTGGCAGTCTACTTCACGCTCAAGAAGCGGCGGGTGGTGCTGGCCTGCGATAAGTGGAACCGGGTACAGGACAATATCGCGGCCGTAGCAGCCCACATCGAGGCCCTGCGCGGGCAGGAACGCTGGGGTGTGGGCACTCTGGAGCAGGCGTTCAAGGGCTACGAAGCATTGGAGGATTTCACTATGGGCATCCCGTGGCGTCGAATCTTGGGTTACAAGCCGGATGAGCATCCCACCCTGTCCGAGGTGGAGTTGAAGTGGAAGCAGCGCATGAAGGAGCTTCACCCGGATATCGTCGGGGGGATGGCCACCCAAGCCGCGCAGCTTAATGTCGCCATCACCGAGGCCCGAAAGGAGTTACGCGCAGCATGATCTTGGAATCGCTACTCGAAGGGTCCACTCGCAATGAATTGGCCAACACCTTGGCGGACCTGCTGGAGCCGATGATCGGCAAGAAGCGGGAAGATGACATCCGGGTCCGCAGCTATATCGTGCGAAGCCACTGGAGAAAGCGATGGCATCCGAAGAAGCGCCACCTGCGAGTGGTCTCGTCGCGGTAAAGGTCGAGGGCTATCGCGCCCGTCTAACCGCCGCCAATCTGGCGCGTCTTCGATTCTTCTATCCAACGCTCCAGATCGTTGCGATCGATGCGCCAGCTGGAGCCGACTTGAATTGCGCCGGGGATGCGGCCCCGCCGACACAGCTTGGAAATTGTGGGTGCCCCAACCCGTAGTCGCGCTGCCGCCTCGCGCACCGTGAACCAGCGTGTGTCGTCCGGGAACTGCTCTTCTATCCTCGGTTTCACTTCCCGCTGCTTGCGCTCCTTCGCTGGCTGCGGCCCCTTCCATTCACCCCAATGTGTACCACGTTCGCTAATGCCCATCGCTACTTTCCGGTGGTGGATCAGGAATCTGAACGCACTTGGCCCGCTGCTCAGGAGTCTTCGCATTGCTCAGACAGCCCTGCTGAGCCGCCCGAAGGGCAGCGCGCATGAATCCCTGAATCTGGCTGAAGTCGCCCTCCAGCTTCTTGTGCTCCTGTTGTAGCACGCTTAATTGATGCAGTTCTGACAGGGTGTACTGGTCAAGGATGTTGATACGGTGGTTGATGTTGCCAGCAATGTACCATCCCGCAGAGATAGCTATTAGGCTCGGTACCCCTACGATCGAAACCGCAAGGTACGCGGGAGCTTTCGACCACCACGGTTCCTTGGCCGCAAGTTCTAACTCGCTTCCCACCCCTTTCGCGTCCCTTACGCTCCCTTAAGACCTCTTATGTAGAACTGCGTGCACTTCGCCACCACCACCGCGCCGTCGGTATCGCAGCCTGCGACGACTACTAATGCGGGTGGCTTCCCGTTCGACGCTGGCTGAATCGTCCAGTTAGGCCAATTGGGAATGGGCGTTCCGTTAGCCGCCATCTTCTCGCCAGTGACGTAGTCAATACGCATACCGCTGACGTACACCGCCTGCCCCACCGGGACCGTACACCATGAATACGGGTAGTCGCCGCGCCCGTGCATGTAGCCCCAGTAGGGATACATCGGAAAATTAGGACCGTTGGAGTTGCTCACGCCAATGTCAACTCGACAGCGCGCTGCCACCGTACCCTGATTCTCCAGAATACTGATGAAGTGCGAGTACAGGACGAAGTCTCCTACTCCGCTCTGCAATGGAGTGAGGATGGCCACATAGCTGCCGTCCGGTTTCTTGAGTCCTTGCAACCACTGGCCAGAAGGCTTCGCCAGAGGAGCGGAGTAGAAATCTATCGGGTCTGAGTACTGGTCGAACCACTCCTGTACTGAGGATGATGAAGGTGGTGGAGTGCCACCACCCGATGGCGGACGTCCCATAAGTGTTTCTCCTATTTGCCCACCTTGTGAAACCTTAACCTGCCAATCTGCTGAATGAAGTTATCCGGCGTCGCCCAGTTGGGCGGCTTGATGCTGGTATCGTGGTAGCTATCGGCCCCGTCAATCGGATTGCCGATGCGGTGCTTCATCACGCCATCGGCGATGATGAGACATTCTTCCCAGACCGGATCGGTGTCCTTGGGCCAATTGGTTAACTGCGGGTCGCTGCTGTACGTCAGGCTGGAATATTGCAAGCGCTGAAACAGCACTGACATGGGCGTGTTGCCCCACGACGGCGAGGTCATCCGGTTCATGATCGAATAGGCGACCGCGACCTTGCCCGCGTGCTTCTCGCCCCGGGCCTCCCGCCAGATGCACAGGGCCATGAAGACCATGTCGGCTTGCTTTTGCAGGGTCATGGGCTGGAGGTGGTCTCGGTTTGAGTCGCCGGTCCCTTAGATGCCGACTTGGTGACAGAGCCGCTCGAAGATCCGAAAAAATACTGCAAGACCACGGAGACAAAACCGATCTCCGCACCAAGGATGAGTTGCGAATCGACAATCGCCGTACCTTTGTACACGACGTAGGCGACGAGCAGCACGAACTGCACGATGATGAAGATGCCGATCCAGAATCTTGCACTGGTGTCGAAGCGCAGCACCGCGCTGGCGTCGCTCTCGCCCTGTACCTTAGGCAGTGACGTGGTTGGGATGGGTTCCATATTCACCTCCGGAGTGGCGCGGCGGACGGACTTGGGGACGGAGTAGACGAGCGCCAACCCTGTGGTGGTTCAGTCGGCCGGTTATACGGGGTAGGCACAAAGGTCGGTCCCGGTCCCATTGGTCCCTGCGCCCACACGAGACCGGTGAACAGAATCGCCAGACACGCTAGAGCGAGCGCCTTCATCAGCCAATCCCAAAACAGAAATACGAAAAATACCCGCCAGTCGCGCAGTTGACGCCTCCCGGCTGCTGGTAGCAGTTGACCTGTACTTGCACAGTGCTGTTCGCGCTATTCCACATCATGCCCGTGAACCCAAGTGGGGTCTCCACACACGCTGCGTTGTTCGCGAACGCCCGCGCAAAGTGAAGGGTGACCGGCCAAGCGTTCACAAAGATATAGCCAAATGAATCGCGCGAATTTCCCCACACCGTACCGTTGGTGGCGGTGATGGCCGGGTAGTTCAGGTTGTTCTGCGCGTGGATGAGGTCGAGACCGTTAACGTCTACCTGCATCTCCAGCGTGAAGTTGATGTTCCCGCTTTGCTGCGGCCCGTTCAGATACCAGTAGAAGGCATTTGAGTTGATTGCGTAGAGACTGTTCCCGCCGCCTCCACCACCATCCGCTATCCACTGTCCTGTCGTGTTATTCCAGTACGCGGCCCCGGAGAAGTTGATATTGGCCCAGTTGTTGGTGCCGATGTAGCCATTGCCAATCATCACGCCTTCGCCCGAGCCGTTTCCGGTCGGGCTGGCGTAACCGGCGAGTTCCAATCCCTGAAAGGAGTCGTTCGCAAGGCCGTAGCTGAAGCGACCCGTGATCGCGCCGCTGTTATAGAAGTTAATCGGCGGGGAACCGCCGCCAGCGTAGGCGACAAGGTTGATGCCTCCCGCCCCACCACCATTCACATAAGTTTGATCAGGCAAATAGGGACCGCCAAAGCTGGAGCTATGCCCAGTGACGGCAAAGCCCGCTGCTGTGCCAACATCGTTGTACGCCCACAACCCCGCCTGCGCGCTGGCTCCGGTGCTAGGGTTATGAACCGATACTGCCGTCGCAGCGTTCTGGTTTTTGGTGACGGTGATCGGATCGGTTGCATTGGTCGTCAGGGCGGCGTCACCAACATACAGCCCGTTCTGGCTGACGTTGGCCTGAATGTAGCTGTTGGAGCCAAACTTCACGGACGAGTTCGTGGCACTGACAATCTCAATTCCGCCCGCGCCGCCAGACAGGAGATTGAGCGAATCCGGCAATTCGTTCGGTCCTGAAGCCGTATAGCCGCTGCTGAGAAATTCGACAGCACCGTAACTGCCAGCAGGATTGGGCGCTGACTTGTCGTTGTTAAGATAGAAGGTTGTCGCTGCATTCGCACCGGGGTCCGTGTTCTTCAGCAACATCGTGGTGTTGCCGTTGTAATCGTGTTCGGCCTGAAATATCCCGCCGCCCGTCGGTGCCGCCGCGCCGATGCCTATTGCCTTGACGGTGTTCGCCCCGGCGCTGGTCCAGAAGGTGCCGTCCGGAAAGGTGAACTGGCTGGTCGGACTCAGCGTGAGATTCTTGGTCATGGTCAGGCCACCCGTGTTCCACGTCGAGCCGTCAGGCGCGGTGAACAGACTGGTGGCGCTGATGGTGCTCATGGTCACGTTGCCGGTCCCGGTCAGCTGGGTGCCCTGCGCCAGATTGCCGAAGTCCGCCGCAACGCCGTAGGGGATGAATGCGGAAAAGGGCGCAGCGCACCCGGTGGTCTGTCCGCCCTGCGCGCCCGGGCACAGGGTAATCTGCATGGCAATGCCCTGCGGGAGCGCGACTGCGCGAATGTGGCCACCAGTGTCGGTGCCGGTGGTGACGTTGGTCGGGGGGACCGGGATGCTGTTGATGACCTGCAGCTTGATGCTGTTGAAGTTGATGGTCCCGTTAATGAAGGGTGATCCGTCGGCGTTCACCACGTTCCCGGTGATGGTGCACATCGGTAGCGCTCCCGGGGTGGGAGTCGCGGTGGGCGTGGCCACTTGCGCAACAGCGACCGGTGTGGTGACCCGCACCTGCACCTTCAGGCAGAACAGGATGGCGACGAGGATGAGCCAGATGATGACCAGCGTCCTCATCAATGCTTGGTCGCTCCGCTCTTGGGCGGATCTTTGACGTTGAGTTGCTTCTGCAGGTCTTGGATTTGCTTTTGCTGCTGGGCGATGGTGTTCGCTGCCGCGCTCACCTCCGCGTTGCATCCCGTACGCTCCAGCAAGGTCTGGACTTGGGCCGGGTCCGTTGGCAAGCCCTGCGGGGTTTGCGCCCACGTTGCCGCCGCTAAGAGCATTGCCAAGATACTGAGCGAAAGGATTTTCATCGTTGTTCACCAAGGGCAGTTTACGGAACCGCTGACTGGCAGATCCACTGGACGTACTGCCCGCTAGGAATATTGGTGGTGAACGACATCCCAATTCCGCTGGCGCTTGAACTGATAGCGCACCCGGCAGGAGTCGACTGCGGCGAGCAGGTGCAGACCGGGGCTTGCGCCCACGCAAGTGCAAAGTTTACTGAGCAGGTAGCACCGGTGCCGTTGAACTGAACGTATCCGGCGTTGTCGCTTGAGTTCGTAAATACCGTCCCCGTACCAGTGCCGCAGGTGCCTGCCGTGGGCGCGGCTGTCCCACTACGCTGGGTGCCGAAGTGGTTGTTGCCGAGCAGCAGCACTTGGTTGCCGTTGGCGAGCAGGAAGACATCGGCATTCGAACCCGAGCCGGTGGCTTCGATGAGGAGACCGTTGGCTCCATTCGCGGCGAGGTACGCCCGCCCGGGTGAGGCAAAACCCGAGGCTGTGTAGCCCGTACCCCAGATGCCCAAGTCGACGACGTTGGTCCCGTTGGAGGCGCGGGTGTACGCGAGCGCTCCGGTACCGGCGCTGTTGTTGGCGACCTGCAGAATCGAGCCGCCGTTATAATCGAATTCAGCGTTCAGGTAGGTGTTGGTTAGCGACAGCCTCGGGGTCGGCGTGAAGGTGGCACCCACGGTCAGACCGGTGTCGACGCCCCAGTACTGCATCGTGCTGCCGGGAATCTGTCCGAAGTAGAGCGGGGTGGCGTTATCCGCGATCCAGTTGGTCCCGTTGTAATGCGCGCCCGTAACGTACTGCACCCCGCCAACCGAGGTGATCGAACCGCTGGGAAAGGTGACCAGACTGCTGGTGTTGTTGGTCAGGGTCAGCGAGGGCATCGTGGTCGCGCCTGCGCTGAGAGTGCCGCTGACACTGGCGTTGCCGGTGACGGTGAGTGCACCGGTAGCGGTCGCCCCAGTGACCGTGAGCGTGCTGGACAGCGTGGTCGCTCCGGTTACACCGAGCGTGCCACCCATGGTGCTGTTCCCGGTGACGTTGAGGCTGGAGGCAACCACGTTGCCGCCGCTGCTCAATTGGATGCCGATGAGAATTGACGAGATGTCAGCCGTACTCGCTATCGGGATGAGGACCGGGGTCGGGTTGCCGCAGCCGCCTTGGGCCGGAGAGCAGAACACGAACTGACCCTGCAGGCCCTGCACGATGCCGATGGGAGCGATGGTGCCGTCCGCGCCAGTTCCGGTTGAAACCTGAGTCGGTGGAACCGTCGCGCCGCCCTGCAGGGTCTGCTGGACCATCGAGTTGAAGTGCACCTGACCATTCGCGACCGGCGTCCCGTCCGGGTTGTACACTTTGCCGGTGATGGTGCAGTTCGCGGCCCAGCCCAGTGCGGGCCAGAGCAGGAAGGCGAGCGTGGCGAGGAACTTCCTCATGGAAGTGTAAATTTGGTTCCTCGATTGACCCCTAGGGGCGTGGCAGTCGGCGTCATGGTCGGCAGCGGTGTGAAGTTCCACGGCGAGGGTGGCGGCGGTTGACGCCACGGCGTTGGGAACACAGTCGGAACGGGCGTCGGTGGTGATCCTCGCGTGACCGGACCCTGCGCAAGAACGGTTCCGACGAATAGACACACAACCAATATGATCACTAGTCTGCTCATGGATACGCTATGCCTTGAACGCAGACGCCTTGCGCTCCGTGGATCTGGAGGTAATCGACGTAGATAATCTCGTGGTAAGTCGCAGTGTTGTTGACGTGAATGGCTAACTGGGGAGAGCCTGCCCCACCGTCAACCGTGACGGTGTATGCTGGCTGTGGGCTGAACATACCGCAATGCAACTGCGTAAAGGTGGTCTGCCCAATCCACTCGTTACCGCCAGCATCAAAGTCCACCGCGTAGGTGCAGACCTTTTTGGCGTAGGAGTTCGCGTTGGTATCGTCCCACACCTCAATCGTCAGCAGCCCAGTCGACGTAACGTTCCAATAGCCAGCGGGCGTCTGAAGAACTATCGCGCCAGTTCCCGCGTTCAAACCAAAAATCTGGTGACAGGTGGAGACAACGGGCATCTGCACCTGACTCTGAAAGGGATTTGGGGTTACTAGTCCCGTTTTTAAGTAGTCATTTCCACCCGCTTGTCCACTGTTCAGATTAAATAAATTCCAGCCTCCCGCCCAAAAATGAATCGGTGCGGCAGCGCCGTTGCTGTCGATGTTCAAGCCGTTGGTTGCGTTGGTCAGAATGCGCACACTGTCTGGCTGATCTTCCGGTATGTCAGGCACAAATGCGCTGTTGTACATAGTGAAAGCGGCATACTTAGCGGTGGCTTGGTCATCGTTGAGGTAGTAGGTCGAGGAGCCGGTGGTGGTTTTGTTCTGGATGCTCACGTTGGTGTAGGTCGAGGTTCCTGATGGAACCACCGCAACTAACGCCTGCCCCGCTGCACTCGGCGTGAATCCAACCCCGATGCCCTCAGTGGCGGGCATGGTCAGACCAGTATTGATGAACGTCGCTGTCTGCGTCGGGCTGTAAGTAGAGCCTGCCGTCAAGCCGGTATTGACGTAAATACTGATACCCGCATTAGCAGCGGTGTTCGGTGAGACGATTGATGCGCCAGTAGAATCTGCCATCCAGCCGGTCGCGGTGGCGTGAGCACCCGCCGCAAGTTGGACGTTGCCGCCCGCAGCGTTAAGTGAGCCAGAAGCCAGCTTGATCGCCGTACTTGCAGTGTTGTTCACCGTGACAGTCGAGGCCGCAACCACGTTGGGGCCGGTATTCGTCCACGTCGAACCGTCGGGGAAGGTCATGGTGCCAGTGAAGGTCGGTGACGCGGCGGGGTTCGCGCAAGTCGGAACTCCGCTGGTCGAAATCACGTTCACATAGAGGCCCGCTCCGCACGTTCCGCCCGGAGTGATTCCTGCGATCTTGGTAACACTGATCGCGCCAGTCGCGGTGATGGTCGCATCTCCCGTCATGGTGACAGGTCCGAACGCGGTGGCTGACTGAGCCACATCGATCTGTCCCGTCGTGGGTGCGGTGCTCGACCCACGTCCGCCGTTGGCGATGCTGAGCGGGATGCTGGCCGTGGCAAGCGTGAACGTCACGCCAGAACTCTTGGTCACCGTGATCACCCCGGCGTTGGTGATGGTCGCGTCTCCCGAGATGGTCTGCGGAGTGTAGGCCGTCGCCGACTGGGCAATGAGCATCTGCGCCGAAGTCGGAGCGGTGCCTGAGCCGTTCCCGCCCAGAGCGATGCTCAGCGGGACCGTTGCGGTCGCAATGGAGGTGAACGGCTGACCGGCGGTTTTGGTCACCGTGAGCACGCCCACGCTGGTCATCGTGGCATCGCCGCTCAAGGACTGCGGAGCGAATGCGGTCGGAGAGTTCGCAATCAGGATCTGCCCGCTGCTCGGAGCAACAGCGTTGGCGGTTCCTCCATTCGCCACCGAAAGCGGGATGCTGGCAGTCGCCAGCCCAGTGAAGGCAACTCCCGAAGTCTTGGTTACGGTGAGTGCGTAGTTACCCGCGCTGGGCCGCGTCAGCGTGGCGTCTCCTCCCAGCGTCTCAGCTTCTGAGTTGTTGGCCGATGCGTAGCCGGTCATCTGTGGCGTGGTGCCTGCCGGATAGCCGGTGCCGCTGGGAGGCACCGCGCAAGTGGGAACTCCGGTCGGACTGCCGATGACGTTCACGAACTGGTTGGCGGGGCAGGAACCGCCGATGACGGTGCCTGCGGCGACCGAGCCGCCACCACCGGGAGTGACGATCTGCGCGGAGGCCCACGCGGGCCAGAGCAGGAGCAATACTATGAGACGCACGAGGCGCATCTAGTTCGTCACCCCCCAACCGCTACAAGACAATTCGCCCGCCGCCGCTATGGCGGTGAGGGTGGAATTTCCCGGCGAATTGTTAGTACCGGAACCTGAGAGTTGAATGCCACCACTAGTCCCAATGGCCGGATTGACAAAACAATTTAGTATTGGCTGTAGTGAGGACAGAGTGATTCCATAAAAGCCCGACGGGTATCCCCGAGAAACCTGCGTCATCGTGACCGGAGGAGCGGAGATGTACACATCAGACACGCCGCCTGAACCAGCCGTGAAGGCAGTCCATTTGACATCCACAGTCCACCAGACGTTCGCGCCCACTCGCGTGTAGCGTCCGTATTGCGTGCTGTACGTCACCGTTGGGTCGGTCCCACTGATTCCCTTCAATGTGGGGGTAAACGCGGTAGGCGCGGTGTAATCGGAGAGATTGGCGTGCGCCAGCGACGTGGGCGCATAGGCGGTCGTACTCGTGGCGACCAGTGCCTGTCCCACCGTCGGCGCAGTCGCGGTGCCGGTCCCGCCAGAGGCGATCTCCAGCGGGCTGTTCAGATGCAGACCGTTGGTCGCGAAGTAACCCTGAATCGCGTTGTTGATGAGAAATTGAATTTGCTGACTGGTATGTGCGGCTATGTGGATGCCCTGATCGCCCCACAGGACCGTACTGTTCGCCGTGTCGTCTGGTGCGTTGCCAGTCCATCCGGTGCCGTCAATCCAGAGCGCGCCCATGTTGCTCCCGTTATCCGCTCGATACCCGGCCTGTGCGCCAGTCCCAGAGCCGTGGTTCCAGACCAAAGGAGCCGTGATTCCGTTTCCGTCTCTGGTGATGGCAATTGGGTCAGTGGTTGCTGCCTGCCCGATTCCAATGGCTTTACTGTTGTTCAACCCTGCCGTGGTGTAGGTCGCGTTGTCAGGGAAGGTGAACTGGGTGGTAGCCTTGATGGTCCCATCGTTGATGCCGGTGTTTGACCAAGTCCCGCCATCCGGTCCGGTGAAGGTCGAACCAGCGTTCATGGTCAGACCTGTGCTCACCGTCCCGCTGGTCAGCGTGAGGATCGGAATAGTCACCGTGCCCGTAAAGGTCGGACTGGCGGTGGGCGCGTAGGTGGTGCAGACCATCTGGTAAGCGTTTGTGCCGGTCCTCGTGAACGAGCAACCGCCCGCACCGCCACTCACCGTCTCCGATTCAGCCGCACCCCCAGCCGTGTAACCGACCATTTGCGGCGCGGTACCGGCGGGAACGCCGCTAATGCTGGGTGTCGTACAAGTGGGAACACCCGAGGCCGAGATGGTCGAGACAAACTGCCCGCCGGAACAAACACCCCCGGGGGTAATCCCGTTTATTTTCGGGCAAGTGATGGCCCCTGCGCTGGTAATCGAACAATCGCCCGTCATCGTGGTCGCGCCGTAGGCACTGGTGGATTGGGCAATCATCACTTGCCCTGCCGTGGTCGGTGCCGTGGTGGTTCCGGTACCGCCCAGAGTGACGAGGACCGGAGAGGTGAGGCTCAAAGTGGTCGCAGTAGCGGTGAGGCCGGTCCCCGAGTTCAGAGTTGCGAGAGCGCCTACGGCAGTGCCGCCAATCTTGGTAATGGTCGCCGTGTAGGCGTTGGTCCCGGTGCGAGCGAAGGTGAAGTCACCTCCGACCGTTTCCGACTCGCCCGTGTTTGCCGCCGAATAACCGACCACTTGGGGCGGAGCGCCGGAAGGCAGGCTGGTCGTGCCCGTACCCGGGTTGGCCGGGGCAAGCATCGGGCTCACGATCTGCGCGCGAGCGCTCCCGCAGAACAATAAGAAAAAAAGTACTAGCAGCGCTCCCGTCATTGCATCTGAGCGGAGAACCAGTTGTTGGCACCATCGGTGGTGAGCGCGGTGCAGGCTGCTGGGTTGGTGGAGATCTCGACCAGCAAGCCGCTATTCACGATTACGGGATGGCTGGTCCAATCGAACGAGGCAGTCCCATCCGCCTGATTACCCGCGCCTTGTATGAACTGGCACACGATGAGCGGGGTCGAGGCCGTGAACACTCCCTGTCCCGGCGCAGTCTGGGTATCGAACACCATCAGCCATCGCGGGTTCTGCGTGTGCCACGTCACGCTGATGGCGGTGCATTTGTTGCCCGTGAACTGGTGCAACCCTTCGAGCGTGCCTGCGGTGGTGTGCTGGTTGCCGATGACATTCTGCGCCCGCGCACAAACCGGGATCAGGATGGCTATAAGGAGTATGAGAAGGGTCTTCATGGATGGACCGCGAGACAGGCGAGAGTGGCGAACGACGCCGCGACGGCGGTGGCTGCTACCGTGGTAACGGTGCAGGTATTCGCCGCTGACGCGGTTACGGTCCCCTCAACCGGGAATCCCACAGCCGTGCCCATGCCGTTGCAGATGCAATAAAAGCCGGTGTCGGCGAAGGCGGTCGGCAAAACTACCGCGCTGGTGCAGGTGGCTCCGATCGAAGCAGCGGTAGTGCAGCCTGCCAGTGATGCAACCTGCATCTTGAGCGTGCCGGTTCCGACATTGGTGATGTTGTTCTCCGCGATGAAAGCCGTGCCATTCCAGACGTACTGTGCGAAGCTGGTCAGGTCCGTGCACATCGCCCCTCTGACGGGGTTCGGGACCGGAGCGTAGGCCGCGCACCCGTACGCGAAGAACAGATAGTTCCCGATATTTACCGGAGCCTGCGCCCACGCGAGGCTCGGCGCGAGGCACAGGAGCAGCGCGATGAGTAGCTTTTTCATTCTTCAACCCTCCCGTGGGCCTTGAGAACGCCGGGAGCGGTGTGCAACCGGCAGGTGTCCGCCATCCAGAGCTTTATCGACGGGATGTAGGTCAGCATGATGTGCGCAGTTGGGTTAAGGTAATTGGGACTCTGGAAGAGCGAGATATTGCCCCCGCTCTGGAGGTAGAACCCGTCGTGGGAAACCAGCATCAATTGCCCCGCGAAATTGTAAGGCGGGGTGATATTGGTGATAGTCCCGGTGCCCGTGACCACATGCATAAACGAGGTGGGTACGAGCGGATCGACGGCGGGGAGATCATGTCCCTGCTGAGTGGCGCTGTGGTTAAGATTCTCCCGCAGCTGCATGAAGTACTGAACATCCATCTGCTGCTGGCGCTGCAGGTACTCGAAGATCCGGCCGATCGCCGAGCGCACCTCCTCGAAGGTCCGGACCGGACCGAGCAGGGGCAGCATCGGCGGGGTATATTCCGGCGTCTGGTACGGCATTAACGCACTCCTGCGATGCGCCCTTCATAGGCCATCGCTTGAATCTCACAGGGTCCGCTGGTCGAAATCTGGACTTGGTGGTAGCGGTCGGTCTGGCGGATGTTGTGCCAGCCGTCCGGCGCGAGAATCCCGTTGGATTCGACCGTTGGGTAATCGCCCATCCGGTACGCATGCATGGGGGTGAGGGTCTGCGACGTGGGCATGTAACCCTGCGTGAAGGAGCACCGCACCTTCTGCAATTGCGTCAGGTTGTCCGCGTCTCCCTGATACCCGGTGAGCAGGTACATGGTGGTCGGTGCACCGGTCCACGACATCAGGTTGCCGTTGGTATCGAAGTAGAGTCCGGATTGCCTGCCCGGTTGGGTGTTCCACACCACCAATGGCGTGCTCAAGTAGCCCGGGACCCAGCGGCCGCTGCGTGAATTCCAAGCGACATAGCGATCCGGGGTGTTCGCGTACGGCGGGGTCTTGGAAACGTAATGCCAGTACACCGCGCCGGTCAGCGGGTCGTACCAGCTGGAGGTCAGGTTAAGCTGGTCCGGATTGCCGTTGGCATCGACGTGAACCTGCGTGAAGAACCACTCCTTGAGCGAGTTGGGAATCCGCTGCGGTGCCGACGCTTGGCAGATGTAGAAATCATCCGTGCCCAAGAACGCCACCGCAGTCGGCATCTGGCACACGCAGCCCTGTCCCCACGTTCCGGTGTTGCCCGAGAGAATCTGGTTATTCCAAGTGACCGTCGCGCTGCCGACGAAGTTCAGCATGAACATGGAGTTCTGCTTGAACAGGATCATGTTCCGGAACAACGCTGCGCTGGCGATGATATTGCCCGGAAAATCGTACAGGTAGCCGGTGCTCGCCTGCGTAGAAGGGATGCTGGCTCCTCCGACAGGTGCCCAGTTCAGGTCACTCCCGGCACCCGACGTCGTCCACGCGTTGTTTTGAAACCCGACCGCGAACCCGGCTACCGAGAGTACCGAAGGTGAGTTGGTCGGCGGTGTAGTAGCCCCGCTGACAGTGGCCGCAGGAAAATTCGCGAAGGTTCCGGTCGGACCGGTCGCCAACTGCATGTTGGAATTGCCCGCGCTGGTGGCTATGACATCTTCCGCAAATTGGGTCATGACCCATGGCCATGTGGCCGTGTAGCCGCTGCCAATCTGGGTCCATGCACCGCTGACCAGCCGAAAGAGCCGCGTCGCAGTGCCGACGATGACCGAGGTGGTGCCGTCCTTGTAGAGCGGAACGTACGCGCCGAGCGGGACCTCTGTCTGGCCCGTCCCGGTGAGCGGCAGCGCGGGAGCTACCTGCACTGCAGAGTTGCGC